GAATCACTACCATTTCACCAGTAGTGCCAAATTCGGCGAAGAACTGAGACTTAATAACTGAACTGTTTTCGCCGCCTGGAGTATTCCTTATAGTTCGCCGATAGTCTGATTCGGGGATATGTGGACACTCTTTGTATGTGACGACATACTGAATATAGTCTTCTGGTCTTACTTCCTTAACATTCTTGATTTCTTTTCGGCTGACCGCCGTGCTACACAAATCAAAGAAATGACCAGAAGTGTCACCGGGAGTAGATACATGAATACGATGAGTATACCCAGAACATCTATTGATTGCAGTGTTGATTTCATCTGGAATAGTCTTGTCTTCAGACATGTATATACCCATCCGAGCACCAGCTTCTAATGGATGGAAACCTTCGGCTTTACCCGGTTCGTCAGTGGCGTAACAGATGATTGGTGCTTCGGTTGGTAAGCATTCATAGTACCGATAGTTGCACTTCCATATATTGCCCCATTTTCGGTTAGCCTCATTGCACAATAGTGTAATATATGCGCAAGTCTGGTTGTCCAATTGCACACCAGAGGATGAGGTTACTACTCCACGGGCTTTCCTGTATCTCATGTTTAGCCAAACAGCGCAAGGTGCGAGTATGTATTTGTCCTTCCCTGAACCATTGCATGCTCTCATCAAGGCTTGAAAAGGAAACTGTGCTATGTTGGCTGGATTTGAAAAGTCTATCAGGAATTGAATTTGCCATGGATGTAATGTTATCTTTCCAGTTCGTATGTCGTCGTCAAGCAGAATCACGAGTTCGAGTGGATCTTTAATGTCGAATCCGTCAATATAGGAAGCAGATGGGGAGTCCGCAGACTCTTTAACTTCTGAGAGTGAAGTACCCATCTGCGGCTCAACAGAAGTGATCGAGTGAGATAGATCATCTTCTGGAGCAAAGCTTTCCAACGGCTCAGCCGACTTTCGCGCCTCAGCATGTAGGTCACTAACCATCTCCTTTTGCTCAGCCGTTGGATATTCTACTACTCCACCAGAGTTTATGTAGTCCTCTTGGGAAGTAGGAGAAAGTTTGTTGTAGTCGTCAAAGTTCAATTTAGACAAAACAAAGCAAACTGTGTATGATCATATTGGGCGATTATCCAATTATCGTAAGAATGAAAATGGAAGTAAAAGAATGGGCATACAACATAGTATTCAATGACTTTCACACTTCCAAAGCCTTTCTCATCTCTTGTGCTTTTCCTCTTGCTAGCTGTAATTGTTGGTTAAATTGAAACAGATTGAATGTATTACCACCTAATTGACGCGCTAGCTCTTTTCTGCCCTTCTTGTCATCACGTATATATGTAGCTGCTGCCAACCGTGTCTTGTAATCCACAGTCCCGTCCGAATGTTCGGCTGAAAGGGCCGTTTCATAGATTACTCGATTAACATCTTCTAACTGCTCATCAGTGAAATTAAGTCTATCCTCAGTACCCAACGATTCTTCAAGACCACAATCTTTCCTATACTTTGACGACCCATTAGTCAAAGCCGCTTTAACAACAGTCACGTCAAATCCAAAGTCCGAAGCTATTTCTTCTGGACTCATGTTGTTGACTTCGTAAGCAGTCTTAATCTGTTGAATGGCGGCGGACATTACACAGGCTTAGTTGCTTCGATTAGAACACTTACTAGTGATTTAGGCGGTTCAAAGATTGGTGCATTAAAGCTTCCTTTGAGACTATTTGCTGCTCCGCAGTCGTTCTGAGGTTTCAATCCTTCAAAATATATTCGTTTGCACGCTTGCACGTCAACTAGCGCATCATGAGCATCTTTTAATGGCTCACCAAAGAAAAATTCATATGCTTCAGACAACTTCGGCCATTTATACCCATTTCGCTTTGGAATCTTGCAAAGGCCAGTTGATGCAAGCATTGTGCAGAATTGGGCTTTAGGTGGAAATGTAAGGCCAAGACGGCTTAACTCACTGGAAATTACTAGTCGATCAAATTTAATATTGTGAGCAATTATCTCATCACAACGTCTAGCCCAACCGTAAAATAAATCTAGAAGAATTGTTATTGGAAGTCCTCTACTTTGTGATATTTCAGTCGTTATGCCGTGGACTACGGCAGCCGCATCAGGTATTGGCTCTTCAACCCTTATAATGCTTCCAAGACTGAACACTACATTTCCATCATCCTCTGTTACAATCATCCCAAGTTGTACCATTCGTGGTTGAAGTGGACTTGTTTCATTAGTATCCCATCTAGGCAATCCTGTAGTTTCAGTATCAAAGAAAAGTTTCATTTTGATTTTGAATCATTGGTTGTGGCCATGCGCCAAATTACTACGCCATCTGATCGAAGGCCTAGAATGACATGATTAGTGTCAGCCGTAATATCACCATATGCATTTTGGACTTCAGAAAATGGCTTAAATTTCCAAAAGTGAACATAAGTGTTGACTAGTTTTGGAATAGCAAATAAATATATAATGCCAAAGATAACAAGTAACCAAGCAATACTAAATAGTAGTATTCGTAATCTCACTCCATCCTCCTATTCGCCTCATCTTGCAAAAACGTCTTAGTGTAATGGATGCACTTATGAAGATGCCTCAGCTGTTCTGGACTCATCGTTTGTTCTACTGTCGGCTCTGGCAATTCTCTCTTGCTCACTCTTCTCGTCACTTCGCCCTTCATCGGACTTCCGTACACCTTTCTGTATCTCATATATTTTAGGAGGCCACTGCGTATACTTCGCACATATCTCAAATCCACTCATTCCATAGATATGTAGCAATTCTCATGCCAATCTCTCATCCTCGAAACCACTAGTCATTATTATTTCATTGGCTCTCTACTGGATTGTATCGGTCTGAAATTGGAAATTGTTGTATTGGGAGATTAGTATAGTTCCAGTTCGCATTTTCATTTCTGGGGGTCTACCCGTCATCGTCATTTCAATACTCAATCAAATTGGGTGACTATTAGTTATGCTTATAGAAGCAAAGCTAATGATAGATAGGATAATAGTAGTTTGTATTATAGTAGTATAGCTCATATACCTATTATGATATAATTCAAAATGTATTAGATTGTATCAAATGATTTTTTCTTAGTGGCCCGTATATATAGTTTATTAAATTATATCAGATTGTATTATATTGTATCACCTTATACATAATAGTATATAGTAATATATTTTATATAATTTATATCTATATATACTATAATGGAAATTACACATATATAAACCCTGATACAATACAATCAAAATACCATGGGACAAGTCAAGTAGAACAAAATAGCAGATTAGTGTTGCGGTCAATCGTGGCACTGGTATATTGACCTCAGTTCTTTGACCAGTTTTGCAGTGATAACTGAGGCAACCAATAAGGGCAGCCACTAGGTTAGCATTGAATATGGTCTGGTTGGCGAAATGCGATAACGAATGTTCAGGCAGCGATCCGCAGGCTTGAATGGAACTAGCAACCAGTCTTAGGTATGACGAACGCTAAAAGGCTAGTAGTCTCCTATTAGCAACGGACCATCGGATGTGCATCGTAAACCCTAGCCGTGATAACAAAAGCTCTGAGGTATGTATCCGGTAAGTAAGATTAGGGTGCAGCTTAATAGTTACATCCCGGTAAGAACACAGGTTAGCTCGGTTAAGTAAATGAGGGTTTACCGCTCCTATTACATACCCGTTTAGTGCCGCTACAATAGCCTATAGCGCGTTTAGATACGCCACCTATAGTTGGATGCCCATACGGACGTTCAAATGTCACTAGCGAGCAGGAAATGAGAGCAAACATATATGGCAACAATCATTCGTTTCAACATCCCAAACTGCGTTGCGAATATCATGGGTGACTATGACGAAAACAAGGTCATCAATGCTGTGCAGTCCGACCTTAATGCAGGAACAATTCTCGCGTCCAAGACTGCTGCAACACAGGATTGGAAAACCGTCAAGGATGACGACGGAAACGAGCGGCAAGTAATCATTGCCAAGACCAAGACCGGCGAACGGTGCCAGTTAGAGAACACAATCCCCAATAAGTTCTACGCTTGGTGCAGCGCAATGGTCCGGGCCAATTCGTTTGCGGCTACAGAGGTCACGCTTCCCGCCGTATTCAAGACTTGGCTGGACAAGTTTGCCAAGCTGCCAGTCCAGACGGCAAAGGCCAGTTAAGGTCAAGTAGTCAGTTGCTTCCATTGGGCTAGCAATAGTTCAATGGGAGCGTTAAACCCTCATTAGAAGTCAGACGCCAGCATAGGAAAACACTACGCACTAGGTGAGTGTGTCCACTACAGGTGAGACAAGGCAGCTTAGGCGTAGGCTAGTCTATGACGCGATAGGAATACGGAGCACAATCTGACTTAGAGCGTAAAGGGTAAATAGAACACGGCCCTAAATACCAGCGAAAACGCAAGCTGGCATAGTGTTTTCTTTTTGCTTTCGATTGGCACGATAAATGCTAATAGAATAAGCATCGAGCGAACATTATGTAACGTAGTTAATCTATCCATTAGGCAAGTCACACGAGACGAAGAATACGAAAAGACTTATCCCTGATTAGTCATATAGTATCCGACGCTTTGACATTAGATACTGCCTCGCAATCGGACGCGTCCAATGATCCATGTATCCTGAAATACGGGCATGGTATTTGCGGAGTCAACACATTAGCGGAAAAAAGTTAATTCCCCTAATGTGAGTCTCGAACGGCGTGGCAAGTCTTAGGCTTGCTATCTTGAATTCGATTCAGAAACACTGGATTAGTTAAATGCTGTTCATTCGAATGAATAAGAACAAGACGGATAAGAGCAAGTTTAAACCTAGGACTTGCCTCATGGGTAGATTAGCTATAAGAGTTTGACTAGTGGTAGTCCACATACCCCACTGGCGAAAGCAATAAGCAGTGGTGTCAAACTGTTTTAGACGGCGGAATGCTATGAAACTAAACATTAGCATGTTGGAATATCAAGCTGTTGAGATCGTTCAACAGTCTATCCTCGAAGCACATAAGCAAAGTAATACTTTGCCTTTTGAAGTTGACAGCGTGCAAGTATCCATAGAACGGCCAGTCGAAGATATCGACTATTCATTGCATAACTACGAGGTTGCAAAGGCTAACAAAATCTTCTGCATTAAGATGATTCGTGGAGCCATTGCAGCTTACAATAAGTCGAAGTGCATTGTTGACCACAATCCTGATGGCACTCCATTCACCCCAACTATGGGGCTTGGTGCAGCCAAAACTTTTGTAGAAAATTATTTGCACATTGACTAGTTCCTAATTGCTATTCAGGAAGTAACTAACTGCATAGCATTCCGTCGTCTATTATCAGTCTACATCCCGACTATCCTTCGTCATTAACTATCGTGAAAATTACCTCACGACTATTGGATACAATGAGCGGCGATGAACAAGTGTTCTGATTGATATATTCCATATAACGGAGTAGCCCTCTCATTTCATTATCCAATAAGCACAAATCTTAGTAGGTAGAAAGCTATGAAAGCATACAAACTAACGGACTCAATGTCCATGACTAAAAACAACACTTTGTGGGGCGAGAATATCACCCACGAAGCTACTGGAGACGACACTCAAGATCTGTGTTCAGATGGTTGGATTCATTTTTATCAGCATCCACTGATTGCTGTTCTGATGAATCCACATCATGCCGACTTCGCTAATCCAATCCTTTGGGAAGGTGAAGCACATGAACCATTCAAGCACGAATCCCTTAAATCAGGCTGTCGTTCCTTCACAACCATTCGACAGATTCCACTCCCTATAATTAGTACAGTCCAACGAATAGCCTTTGGAATTCTTTGTTCGCTAGAAGGTTACAAAGAGCCAAAATATGTTCAATGGGCTAACAATTGGTTGAGCGGAAATGACAGAAGCAGATATACTGCTGATGCTGCTGCTGCTGCTGCTGCTGCTGATGCTGCTGCTGCTGCTGCTGCTGCTGCTGCTTATGCTGCTGATGCTTATGCTGCTGCTGCTGCTGCTGATGCTGCTGCTTATGCTGCTGATGCTGCTGATGCTGCTGCTTATGCTGCTGATGCTGCTGATGCTGCTAGAAGTAATAGTAGTATTAATTTTGTAGCACTAGCAGAAAAAGCACTAACCTATAAATAATTAATCATGCTATTCACTGATACTATCAGTGCATAGCTTTCTGCCTATTAAGATTTAGCAAGCACCGGTTGTGAAGCCATTAGGCAAGGGCGACACTATAAAGAAGATGTTTGGTGGTATGCCTTAATAAAATCATCTTGATGCCATCAATGATGAATACCATTTTGCACCGGTTGATATATAGGTTGGTTGACGCCGCATTACACTAATAGTGCGGCTTCAAACAATCAATTTCCAAGCACTAAGCACTAAGCGTTAAGTCCAAAACATATGCAAACACAATTAGATCAAGAACTGTCAAATACAATCACAACATTGAACAATCTTCGAAAGGTTAGAGTTTGGTTCGAGTATCGAAAAGAAGCGTTCGATGACGAAACAATTAAGCAAGTGCATACCACGCTAAAAGCAGACGAAGATCACGCACAAAATCTGCTAATCGAAACTGTCAGCAAAAAGCTTGGCGTGGCTGACAAGCACTAATCATTAGCGAAAGCAACAGGTTCCAACAAACATATGCCCAAGTACTACTCTCCTCAATACATGAGCATTACAATCTTAATGCTCTCCATTTCTTTCTGGATCATTACGAAAGCCGTCTGTGACATTATACGAATATGGAGAAATCGACCATAAGCCAAATAATGGATTTGTTCGACCAATTAGAGACTAAATTGGCTGAACAAGGGATAGACTTAGACAATCCAAAGACATTTCCACTAATGATGCCTAAAGATTGTCTTGCTATTCACAAGCAAATAAATAGTCTAAGAAAGCAATTAACAAGTGAGAACACTAATCGGTGGCCGAACAGATAGGCGAACATTAGTAAATGGACATTGGATTCGTATTCCAATCCAGCCGTTTGCAATGTCGTTAACTGAAATCAAAATCAAGCACAAAGACAAAGTAGAGCATCTTCGCCAGATATTAGGCGATGATACTACGAATACAATCCTACAGTATAGGAGAGACTAATATGAATGACAGATACGAAGTCAATAATGCGATTCGTTGTGTTCAACAGTCGGCATCAAACCTTGTTTGTATGCTAACACCTGAAACAGTTCACCAATTAGCTATTGCACAGCAAAAAGTAGATGAAATCAGCCATCAATTAAATGAAGCACGCGATACACGCAATCGACATGTCAATAGTATATTTCACGAACTGTTGCGCTAGTTAAATAGTAGCCACTAACCCTATACTAGGTTATATCAATTCGACTGCTTCTAGTGAGATGCACTTGGCACGCAAATTGCTATATACCTAGCACGGCAAAACCAATGAAAGAGTGAGCATTATGAGATACAGAATACTAAGACCAAATGAGACAATCAAAGCAGAAGATCAGATTAACACAATGAATAATTTTGATCCCGACATTCAGACATTCGCTGAGGTTGATCCAAATGATGAATCAAATCATGGTTGGATTTTAGTCAGCGAAAAGTATTTCGGTGAGAAGGCCGGACGATACGAGAAAGGACAAATCAATCTAGTAGTTCGCCGTCCGGTTGCAACTCGTCCACCAAAGAATGTAATACAATGAAAATCACAGTAGCACTACCAAACGGACATTCGTTCGAAGGCAAAGTCATTCAAGTTGGTTCATCTTTCTATCTTGTCACATGGAAAGACAATGATCGCGGAGAATGGATCAACAAGAGATTCTGCAAGATTTCCAACTAGCTCGCACGTGAAGCTAGTTGCACGGTAAAACAGTAAACAACAAATAGAAACAAAACAAATGAGTCTGAACTTAAATGTAGAACGTAATGGAGTCAATAAGACTCTCGTTGAGGGTAAATTCGGTAAGAAGAACAAGAAGAACTTCGGCAAGTCCTTCTATTTTCCAACCATCGAACCTCCTATCCTTTCAGAGGTAGAACTGAAGAATGGAAGCACACTCCAATGTCTAACCAACATTGCTGATCTTCTGTGGTTCGGTTTGAAAGATGCGGCAACTGCCCTCACTCGCGAGGCTCGTGGTATTTTTCAAGACATTTACTTGGACAATATCAATGAGACTACTGGTCTCCTCAATGAGGAGAATATGATGGTTGAGTGGAGTCAGTTTACAGCGGGTGTTGAGAAGCTGAAAGACATTATCGGCCAGATTAGTGTCTATGTTGATGAGCAGCAGTCTATCATCAATGACGATAGCTTCGGCGCTACGGAGGATGGAACTCCTGCCACGCCTAAGACGGCTCGTGCCATTGTATTGGAAAACAGGATGATCGAATTGGCTGCATTGATCCAGCCTTTGAAGATCAGTAAGGCCGCTCTTGATGCGAAGTATGCAGAGAGAGTTGCGAAGCGCCAGCAACGCCAGAAGGAAGAAGAGGAAGAGGAAAAAGCTACTACTGCCACCAAGTAGTCAGTCGTTAGTTAAAACAGAAGGGATTGAATAATTTCAGTCCCTTTCTTTCAGTTAACAACTAACAAAAAGTGAGTAAAATGAAACTAACAATACAAACAATAGGAAAGAAAAGTTTTAATTATGGTAGGACATTTCTTGGTTATAAGGTGACCGAGAATAATATTAACGGAGCACTAAAGCTATTCTCAAAACCTGTATTAGCTAAAGTGCTTAATCGGCATCTTCGTGCATTATGCATGGATATTTGTTTGGATCAAATAGAAATTGATGGTTCGGTTAATAAACAGAAATTATTAACTGATTTACAAATATCACTACGACCAACTAAACAACAGTTGCTTAAGTTTAAAAGAGAACACTATTTGCAAATGAAACAAAGACGAGAAGTAAGACAAAAGCAATTTTCAATAAAAGATCAAGCAATCGCCAAATTAACGGCAGAAGAGCGTGCTGCTCTGGGTATAGGTTAGTCGAACACCTGGAGCTTAGGCCACTCGCTTAGGCTCCAGACTTCGGATAACAACCGAAAAGCCGATGGGTGATGTAACCTAGTCGGCGTATTTGTGTTTAATCATATGACTCCCGAAGAGCAAAAAGAGGTTGACAATCTTCGCCAAAAGATTGCGAAACTAGAGCAAGAGCGACAGATCGTCTTGGATAAGATACGAGCATTAAGCTTTGGAGTTCGCAACTATAATGCTGCTCTCGTTGAGATAATCAACATCATTCAAGGCACCACAAGATGAATGAAAAAGCCACCCGACACAATCACTCTACCACTCGACGAGTATCTCGAAGACACATTAGGTGAGAATCATTCTGTCCCAATTCGAGCGTCGGTAGCAGAGATACTAGACATTAAGCTCAAGAATCGGTTGACCTATTATGTCCAATGGCCAGACAAATACAATCCAGACTTAAAACGTCCACTTCTCTGGCGTTACAAAGCATGGATAGAGTCAGTTGATCTTTGGGAGAGACAGAGGAAAAGGGCGAATGATGAGCGGGTTGCGAGATTCATCTTCGAGGCTAATGTGAAGCTTGTAGCAAAGCAAATTACCTACAAATACAATATGCCCATTGAGAGATCGACTTTGTGTGCTTTGTCAATCATTAAGTGTAAGACTATGCATCTGAAAGTAGCGCAATGTGGAGTAAAGAAACTAATTGAGAAAGAGAGTGAGCTATGAACCCCATTGACCTCTCACCAACCATTATCGAACTAGACGATGGCAAAGTAGGATACTTCTACTCACTTACTCAACTAGAAGAGATTGAGCATCGTCAATTAATGCAACAGACACCGCAACAGATTAGAGAAAGATTTAATGGCAAGGATATAGAAAATATATTAAATAAACATAAAAACAGCAGAAGAGTGGTTCAAGGAAATTCATGATAATACATTTCCAACAGATCAATCTTGCATAGATCATATAAAACAAATCCAACTCGATGCTTGGAAACAGGGGATACGAGATGCAGTTGAACGTTATCAATCTGCACCAAGCTATCTCTTACCATCAGATAGACTTCATGATATACTTAATGAAGTTGTATTAACAGACAAGATATAATATGGCCCGTCCTCCCTCACCTGAAACCATAAAACGTCGTCAACGTGACAATCTACGATTGCTTCACGCACGCATAGTCTCCGCATTCTCGTTTCACCAAATCAAAGATTGGCATGATCTACAGCGACACTTAGGCATCCCTGATACTGAGATTACCAAGACAGCCAATCGTCCGCTGACATTCCCAGAACTAAAAGAATTTCTCAAGAAACAAGTAGACGAATTAGAAACCAAATTACAGAGTGAGATAGTACAAACAGCAATAGATACAACATATGAAAAGCCAAAGTCAGATAGACAGAATGTGGTTGAGCTTCCTGCTCGAACTGAAGAAGCTCAACGTCCCATCGGCTCGGGAACTGAAAGCCAAAGTGAGAATGGAAAGAGCCAAACTACTGTGGAGTCAGCGCCGCTTCGAGTGGGCGATACAAACCGCACTATACAAAGCACACCTATCCAAGAAGCTCCGAAAATTATCCTTAAGGCAGAAGACAATTATGGCTATACCCGTTCACCGAATGTCAGTGTCGCACTCTATGAATACTGGTTCCAAAAGAAAGCAGCGGCAGAAGCAATAAGGAAGATCGTTGATGAAGGGAAGACAGGGCTATTGATTCTTGCACCGACAGGGACTGGCAAGACATTCATTGTCGCAATGATTGAGCGACACCTTAGGGACATAGGTTGGAGTGACAGCCGCACATGGTCTCACATTAAAAGTCTCTATGTAACTAAAGCAACTATCCTCACTCAGACACATCGTGTATTTGGTGGCTTGTTTAATCTTAAGCCCAATGTCGACACAGAGATTACAAACATTGAACAGTTGCGTTCAGCCGCTGGTGAGTATTGGTTGCGTGAGAAGTTAGTAGTTCAGAATGGCAAAGAAATAATGGACCTACAGTGGAAGAATGGCCTTCAGCCAGTCCCACTCTATCTAGATGAATCACAAGGAGCAAAGAACAAAAAATCGAAGCAGTCACGAATCATCTATAAGTATAATGAACTTCCTCTTGGGAAGTCTTGTCTGGTTTGCATTAGTGCTACTCCATTTGCTCGCGTCTCCGAAGCACAAGCATTCGCAGTCGCAACTCACAGACCACTAGAGCATTTGGGGTTTCCAAAGGGTAGCATACTCACAAACGACAATTGGAATGCATACGCATCCATGATCAGTAGTCCAAGTAAGCCAACTGACTTCAATAAAGCGGCTGTAGACAGACTAATAGATGATTTGGAACCTTGGATAGTAAGAGTAAAGGGTGTTAAGCCACAGTTCGATGCAATTAATGGTGTTAAGATAATTCAATTCGAGTCTGATGCAAAACGTAAATTCTATGAAGATGCATGGGAAAGATTCCTTAAAGAGAAAGCAAAGATTGATGCGGCAAAAGAGGCAGGTGATAACGCGGGCATTTGCTATCTCGTCGTACTTCTTAAGTTCGCAATGGCAGCAGAATTCTGTCATGCGGAACATTTTGCTCACGATATGCACGAAGCTGTCACCAAGAGAGGCAAAGCCGCTGTTGCAGCAGTTAAATTCAAAGCTACTCTTATTGAGATACAGAAACTCCTTATCGAAAAGTATGGTGTGTCCCGTGACAACATCTCCCTCATTTGGGGTGGTGGTCAAACACAACTTACAGAAAAGCAAAAGTCTAAAGCAAAGATTAAAGCGTTGAGCGATAAGCTCAAAGCAATGGGATTAGAAGCAGATGAAATGATTGGAGATATGGGATTAGATGATGTAGAGGACAGAGTTCTAGTCCAGTATCCGGAAGAGTGGCGCTTAGGTCCACAAGATCAAATAACAAGACAAAATGAAATCGACAAGTTCCAGAGAGGGGAATCGCTCTACTGTATATATACACTTAAGGCTGGAGGGGTGGGCCTGTCCTTACACCATACAGATGAACTTACCAGCTTCAAGTGCAGACGTAAGGAAAGCGGTTATGCCTTTGAAGAAGATATTGCCAAAGTTCCAGTACGACCTCGTGAAACATTCATTGTTGTCACCTACAATGCGATTGAACTCGTCCAAGGAGTGGGACGCGTTCCTAGATTAACAAGCCTATCACCGACAGTCCAAAACGTCTACTGCTACGCAGGCACGATCGAAGTAAGGATGGGGCAAGTATATAGTCAGAAGCTCAGGTGCTTGAGTGCGGTAGTTAGACAGAGGGAGAGTTGGCAACAAATAATCTTTGGTGGTGGTAGAGACGAGGAAGTTAAGCGAGTGCTTGACCTAACCAAAGACGCAATGAACGATGAATCATCCCTCATTGATGAGGGTGACACTGACGAAGAAGGAGAAAGTGAGAATGGAAATGGAAAAGAAACAAATGACTAGAAAAACTGATCAAATAGAATTAGAAAAACGAATAACAAATACATCAACATACTTATTTCCAGATACTAATGAAGAAGTAACAGTCGATGTAATAAATGATAAAACTGGTTTCATATGGCGGCTTAGAATTGGTAACCAGAAAGGAGAGTGGACTGGACATTATGAAGGTATTGCAACCATACAATCAGCCAAAACTCATGCTTTATATGGATATCTAACTGCATATTGGGAGGGAAGTATTCCAATTGAAAAGCCGTTTCACTTTCACTTCGAGAATATGCTTGTATCGAGGAAGAACTATGGAAAAGAAAACAATCCGGATTGAATTAACTGTAGTGACTGGCGTAGATAACTTCACAATCTGTGAGCACATAGAGCGTTATCTGCTTGACAGTCCACTAAACAATAGTGAGCACAAGCTCGAAATCAATGAAGTGAAAGTAATACGACATGATAACGAGACCAATGTTAGCAGCGACCATTGAAGATGTTAGCAAGCTAGAATATCCACTATTAGCGACACCAAAGATTGATGGGATCAGGTGCTTGGTTCTTGGTGATGGTCGAGTAGTTAGTAGAACATTTAAACCAATAGCGAATAACTTTATATGCAAATGTTTATCTTCTGCTAGCTTACGATATTTAGACGGAGAACTAGTAGTTGGCAACAACTTCCAAGAGACATCATCTGGCGTCATGTCTATAGATGGTGCACCAGACTTCATCTATAAAGTATTTGATTGTTGGGCTCATCCAGAATGGTCTTACATCGAGCGGCTTGACGAACTTGCATTGTTTATTGGTGAACATCATTTTCCTTGTCATCAATTCCTGTGGCCCGAGAGAGTTGATGATGAGATGCAACTTCAGATGAAGATGAAAACATTTCTTCAAGAAGGATATGAAGGCATTATGCTCCGCCGCGCTGATGCTCCATATAAATGTGGCCGTTCCACTCTTCGCGAAGGTTATCTAATGAAGCTCAAACCATTCCTTGATGCCGAAGCAGTTGTCACAGACTTCGAAGAACGAATGCACAATGCCAATCCAGAGACGGCCGATAACTTTGGGCTAGCGAAGCATTCATCCTGTAACGCAGGCATGATCCCCGAAGACACTCTCGGTGCACTATGGGTTCATCACGATATATACGGACCATTCAAAATAGGTTCTGGGTTCACAGACAAAGAACGAAAGGATATATGGGATAACCAAGATTACTTTAGGGGGAAAGTAGTAACGTTCAAGTATCAGAAACATGGAATGAAAGATAAACCACGGTGTCCAGTATTCAAGTGCTGGAGAAAGGATATATGACAATCGAAATCGAAGTTGACGCAGCCAAAGCAGATCCAGCCGATCCAATGTCAGATGATTATGTCCACATTCTAAGCATCAAAGAAGGTGAGCGTAATCTATTGATAAACGCACAAGATACAGGTATAATGGAAGCAATCCTATTGGCTGCACTAAACAAACCAAACAATGATGACTTCTAATCGCACTGTCCTAGATCTAGGGAAAGTGCAGTATGCATCCTTCTTCTATCGCAATCAAGAGGGATCAGTCTTCTACACAAAGCCCAAAGCACCAACAGTAAGAGGTCAAGTAGTAGGAGATGAGATAGCCCACTTCCATCCACTATATCCAGGTGAGACAATGCTAGAAAGAGCTAAGCGAATGGATATATTAGACAGATGGACTCCAGTATGTGTGTTACAACTAACAGCTAATCATTACATAACATATACTGGAAAGAAAGCAGTTTCAATATGGAAAGCATGGAGAGAGAAAATATATGGACCAACAAACAAAGCAACTAACCCAAAGTGAGATAGACTTCTTTGAAAGGAAGTTACAAGCATTACAAGCTAATGGTGCGGACTGCATGGACCCAGCCCGCATACTGATTGAACGAAACAATCTTCCATTCATCATCGTATCAAATCCTGATGGTAGCTGGCGCTATCAATCACAGTTCAGTGCAGGAGAATTGTGGCTCCAAAAATTTGTCACAGTCGATCCAGAGACTATCCAGATGAAAGAAGATGCACTGAAGATGAGCAAGACGCCGTACGAGGTGCTAGTCTTTGGTGAGACAGGAACAGGTAAAGAACTAATAGCGAAGTCACAAATCAACAATCGTCCAGGTGTAATCAAAGCTGCAAACTGTGCCGGCTTTCCTTCTGAACTAGTCGAGAGTGAACTGTTCGGATATGTCAGTGGTGCATTCACTGGAGCCGGTAAGACAACAGATGGACTAATCAAAGCGGCGACAGGTGGTGTGATGTTCCTTGATGAAGTAGGAGAGTTGCCGATGTGGGTGCAGGCGAAGTTGTTGAGAGTGATCCAGGAAAAGACAGTTAGGAAAGTGGGAGGGAAAGAGATTGAACCAGTTGACTGCAAGTTTGTGTTTGCTACTAATCGTGATCTGAAAGCAATGGTTAAGGCAGGGACATTCCGTGAAGATCTATATGCGAGGATAAGCACGTTGGAACTAACTGTTAATCCACTCCGAGAACGTAAGTGTGATATAGAACCGATAGTATTGTCATTGCCAGGTGGTGATAAGTTTTGGGATAAGTATAGGTCGATGGTTGATAGCTTTGATTTGAGTTTGAATGTAAGATCATTGCAACGTATGGTGATTCGGTATAATACATTAGGAAGAATATGAAATTAAGAATTGATGTGATTGTAGATGTTCAGATAACAGATCCTAATTACACTAGGTCAGAATCAGAAATAACAAAGGCTGTAATACCAAAAGAATCTAAGTCCATGTTCTGGAACATTAAATGGTATGAACCTTTAGTAACTGTAGAAGAAGATGAGTAATTCTACTCTTGTATCATCCTTATACAACTGAATACAATAGCAAAAATGTGGCACGAAAAATGCTTACATTCTAGGTGCCCTCGACGATCTTTGATTTTGGCCGCATGGAGCATTGCTCTATATCTGAACAAAGTGGTTTAGCATGTCACTGCAAACCTACAAAAACAGAATCCTGTGACAGGGATGCCATATAAGGCTAAGCGGCTAGTTTATTTCCAAGCTGTGCAAGGTAGCAATATCTTCTGGCTTGGTTAGCTGCCACTATAGAGTGAGCGAAGGGTGCGAGCCTAACACTCACTAGATGGGGAACTAGTGGTAGTATAGTTGCCGACAGTTCATCTTAATAACTGTCTGACTTCCTGCTGGTTCGTGGAATAGTAACGGACCACTCATCCCTCTAGTGTGTGGAACATGATGCTTCGGCGTCCTTCACTTCACGGTGGAGACTAGAGGGAACGATTTATGGGCGTGTGGCGGAATGTAAAGACGCTATGTTTACCAGGTAAACTGGGCTAGTATCATGTCGCCTAAGGTATTGGAAATGTGATACATGCAGGTTCAAATCCTGCCACGCTCACTTAACTTTAATATTATGGATGATAATGAACAAATAAAGAAAGCTGCCGACAGTATCTTTCCTTCACCAGAAGTAGCCAGCAAGTTTGTGGACATGATCGTCTCGAACCGCCCTCACGGCTGGTCACGGCATTCCAATGCCCCATACTATAAGGAGATATACGCTATCCAGATGAAGAAAGAAATTGACAAGATGATTCAGTCTGGAAACAGCTTGACCTTTCGATACAACATCTGGTGCACAGAAGATGGGATGACTCCCAATACTCTCTACACTCGCATCAATCAATCAATCCGTTATCTCTGCGAGAAGCTAGATCCAGATGGGAAGTATAAGCGTTGGTATGAGATTGTCAAGATTCGAAAGAAGATTAAGGTAGGTATCATCATTGAGTATATCATGGGACTAGCTGATGGTGCTGAACTGTCAGCCGAAGAAACTGTACCAACGGTTGACCAGCCAAAATGGCGGCGTGATCTAGACAATTGGCTTGAGTCAGACAATACAGTTCCATTCTGTCAAGAAGGGTTGACACTAACACCTGATGAGATACTGCGGCTTAAGATCGAGATGCAGCAATTGACTAATGTGAAGGCTAGCATTAAGAGTGAGTCGGTCAAAGTCATTAAGATTAACGTATGACAATCGACGAGCTAGCCGACTTAACTGCCGACAAGCTTGAGAAGTTATCCGACAAAGAATTAGATGAAATCCTCAAGCCATATTATACTGTGACTCGTCCTGAGATGGTTCAACATAGAGTGAAACAAGAACCAGCACAACCACCAATTTACTTATCGCCACAAAAGAAGTTGGCGTTAGAGTTATTGAGAGAGAATGGAGTAGATGTGGATGCTATAATTAAAAGGAGAAAGAAGTGAGTGATCTAAATAAAACCAAATTGCTTAACTGTATTAAGAACCTAAATGCACCTGTAGTTACTGTTAACGATCATGCTGATAAAGAAATAATTGTTCAGGCACTAACATTATTGGTAGACCGAATATTTGTTCTTGAGCATAAGATTGAAGACATGGATAGGTCTCTTTCATATGCAGCAAATACTGCCTCATGTTTAGCAAATGGTATTCAACCTGACTAGCTATGATCGAATTCAACATAGGCACCACTGTCCTATCCACATCTGGTTGTATCCTCAACTTCCGTCGCACAACCATCGGAGAAATAGGCGACAATCTAGGTGCATACCACAGCATCCCAAACGCATCTATAGTATATGGAAGCGCAGTCCATAAGTTCATAGACACAATGTATAAGTCTGGTGGCTACTTTCCTGCCGCAAGAGAGGCGGCTGAGAAAGCATTTGAGCGGCGTAAGTTACCACCGAAAGAGACACAACAATGGATGGCTGACTCCAAACATTTAGTTTCCACATGCTACAACCTATGGCAACAGATAGAGAGTGAGAGCACTTTCGACGTTATTACTATTCCAGTTAAAAAGCCAGATGGAACTGTTAGTGATGGCCCAGCAACTGAGATAACATTTCGGATTCTATTCTACGAAGACAATCACATTCGAGTATGGTTGTGTGGCACCATCGACACAATCGGCAAGTTCAAAAATGGCTGCTTCGCTATACGTGATTGGAAGACTACAGCATCATACAAGAAAGATGAATACATGGCTAAGTTTCGTCTTAGCAGACAACTACGAGTATATACATTAGCATGTAAGCTGGAGGCGCAGAACAATCCAGATAGCATATTGGGTCGTATAGGTGCTACAAAGATGGGTGCTTTCATTGATGCCATCTTCCTTAAGTCTAACTCTAATAACAATGAGTATGCACGGGGCGAAGTGTATCAGTATAGTGAGGATGATATTGCGGCTTTCAAGTTACAACTAACTAACTTCTGCATTATATTATCTGGTCATGTTTCATTAAACTACTGGCCCAAACAAGGCATTCTCAATGAGTCATGCTCAGGTATGTATGGCCTGTGCCGATTCTATAACGTATGTGCAGTAAACGACAATGTAGGTAAGGTATTGCTCAATCGTGACTTTACGCGCAGACCTTATGATCCTTTCCACAATGATGACCAATGAACGCTGAACAACTATTACGATTTCACGATAAGCTTTGTGCTCAGGCCAAAGCTATAATGGTTAAGAAGAACCATGACTATGCTGGTGAGTCAGGTAATACTCCATTCGCTAACTTTGAGACAACTGAACGAGTGGGTGTTACTACCACTGAGAAGGGTATGTTGATTCGTATGCTTGACAAGATTCAACGGCTTAACACATTCACTGACTGTGGTAAGTTAGAGGTTAAGAATGAGTCAGCCTATGATGCTTGTCTAGACATAGTAAACTATTCTATTCTGTTAGCCGCCTACATTAAACATAAGAGTGAGAAATCAAATGAATGAAATATACAAACCACCCGGTTGCATAAATCCAAATGAGTTACCAGACACACAAATACGGCTTGGGATACAGGGAGCGCCATTTACTGGCAAGACATTTAGCACACTAACATTTCCAAATCCAATAGTCCTGTCATTGGACCGCAAGGTCTCAGCACATGGCAACGACAATGTAATTGTAGTTCCATTCTACGATGTGAAGTTTATTGATAGCATTGTTAAACGACCGGGAGTGCAGGCACCACCATCAACTAAAGATGCTATCATTAAATGGCTGATGACAGAGGGTGTTAAGCTTAAGCCGAATCAAACATTGATACTAGATGGTTCGACTTCAATCGAAGAAGCATTCCACATCTGGTATAACTTTAATGAGAACGAACTAGCATTGTCCAAGTCAGGACAGATCGACGGCTTCGTCCAATGGAATCTAAAGAAATCATACTTCGGTGAACTGTTCGCTTGCCTAAAGACAATACCCGGCAACGTTATTTACATCTGTCATGAGTCTGAAAAAACGAAAGACGGCCAATCAACGGGCAAACTACGTGCACTATTGACAGGACAAGTCGGTGACAAGATCGCTGGGAATTTCTCGGATTGGTTTCGCTCTATAGTTATCGGAAAGCCAGCCGATAAGGAGCAGAGAAAGAAAGTATTAGATTGGGCTAAAGTAGATGATACGACATTAGACGAATGGATTGCTGCATCACCACCAGACTATAGAGCGATTCACTTATGGCAGACCCAATCGGATGACCTCTGTGACTGTGGAACAAGCACTATGTTCCATGCTCCTAAGTATGTGTTAGCTAATTATTCATCGTTCCTTAAATATAGAAAGACAAAATGAAAACAAGATCGTTCATTCTCTATGGTTCATTTAAGAAGTTATCCAATGTCCATAGATTAGTTTCTAGACAAAAGCAAGTTCCATATTACATTAGAATAAAGCAAGTTAATTGTGATATGAATGAAGCTTTATCGAGTGCAAAACCTAAACGCGGTGAGACAGTTCTAAACTCAATTCCAATATCATGATACAAATACAAATCACCCAAATAAGTAATGGCTGGATAGTAGCAGTAAACAGCATCAATCCACTAAACCAACAACCACAACAGAGAGCAACATATTGTGCTGACTTAGCGGCAACTATAGTTGTGCTTAAGACAATATGGCCTGCGGATGAGATGCTTAAGATTGTTAAGAGATGATTTCTACGATACGGAATCGTAGACTACGGTAAAACAAAAACAATGGGTAGTGACCTACCACTAAACAAAATGAGTATAGAAAAATGGAATGCGTCAGTTCAGTTCCCAACCAACAGTGACTATATCTGTCGTGTTATTGGAGCAGACTTCACTCCATCTAGCAAGGGTAATCCTATGCTAGTGCTAGAGTTTGAAGTCGTTAAGCCGGAAGTTGTAGACATTGGTGAGAAGCAATTCAACATTGCTGGTGTTACGTGCAAAAGTTACTTCACTACTGAGGTTACGAATCAGGGTGAAGATAACGTTGCTAAGACGGAGTCGTGCCGAAATCGGCTGACTGGTGAGGAAGGGTTGTTTACGGTAATGGGTATCGACAAGTCCACTATTGATTGGGACAACATCGACACTAAGCCGTTCCTCGGCAAGTTAGTCTATTGTCTAATGGAACCAGACATTGAGGAACGGCGCAAGAATCCTACCCCTGAACAGATCGCTAAGGCGAAGGCTGCTAACAAGAGGGCTGAAGGTGATGTGATGGTGAATCCTATTACTGGAAAGCCTCTAGTCAACTACTGGCCGAAGATTCGTCAGATCTTTGGGTTAGCGCCGAGTGATGGTATGCAGGTTGCTTTTTAGGTTCGCACAGGTTAGTTGCTAAACCGCTGGCCCCGTCGGGATATAACGGGGCACGCTTTAATGCTAAGAAGTAAACCAAAGTTAAAGTATTGTGGGCTAACTGTTGTATTATCACAGCCAAGTAGGTTTGATAAGTTAAATTTATTGTCTGCTAATGGCGGCTGTTTCTTTAATCAAGATTGCTTACGCCCTGAATTTAATTCTATGCAGTGTGACATACGAGTGACTGAAGATAAGTCACCTTGGATAGATGGAACGCACTGTATACTTCTTACTGGAACTAAGGCGATGCACGACTGGTTGCCTGAGTGTGGTGGTAATACATTGAATGAGATGAGAGGTAGTCCATTCTACATAAACGACATTCCAACTATATGTTCATTCAGTCCACAAGATTGTGTTGATCTAAAGAATTATGAAGAGGCATACAATGAAGCCGAAAAAACTGACAATGATACAGACGGAGATGATGAAGAGGAGGGAGATGTTAAAAGTCATTCTCGTACTAAACGATCAAATTATGCTTTTTGGTTCAAAAGTGACATTAGAAAAGTTAAAGAACTATTACGAAGCCAAGCTAAAGTATGGCCTATTGAACAGCAACCAGAGTATCGCATCTATCCGTCGGCGGATGAAGTGATAAATGTATTGGAGAGTAATCATGACAAATGGATGGATTTCGATATTGAGACGGATTATGAAGAGCAGAATTTACTTTGTTTCGCATTTACTTTCAATGGTTATACTGTTTATTCTGTTCCTGTCCTCAACACTAACTATCAACCAGCTTATAGTTCTCTTTCTTTTATTATTCGTAGTTTGGTTAAGGCCATCGAATCCAACATCTTAGTCGCTCACAACGGTGCGGCTTTCGATTTCCTAGTACTAGGCTATAAATACCACATACCAGTCTATCGTGTCTACGACACAATGATAGCGTTTCACCGTTGCTTCCCAGATGTAGAGCAGTCGTTAGGCCACTGCATGTCATACTGGACTTACCAGAAATTCCACAAAGACACGAATCCACAATCATATCGGACAACGGATGACATGATTCGTAAGCTGAAGTATTGTGCAAAGGATGTATTTGGAATGCATCTAGTGAGGAAAGCAATTCAAAAGTATGAAGTATCTATTCCTGGGTTATCTGATTCTATACGTTGTGCAAATGATTCTATATGTCCGTATCTTATATGCACATTGCAGGGAATTAAGTATTCGGAGGCACGCGTTAAAGAACTGTGCGGCGAGAATGACAAATTGATGATGCAGTACTTGCGCATTATCAATATGCTTATTGGTCCTACTGGACTTAAGGAGTGCCTGACGGCTTTAAAGAGTGGTAAGAGCAAGTCATCTATCGCTAGTAGTAACGCCCAATGCTGTGATTACTTCCACAGACAACTAGGCTATCCAGTTGTATTCCGTTCTAAGCAAACTGGTAAGCCATCGTTGGGAAAGAAAGTGATGTATAAACTTGCACTTAAGCATGACAATCCAGTGATTACATTCATCAACCTATACAGGAAAGTGCAGAAAGAATACAGCAACCTTTCGTTTATACCTTGGCGAGATAACGATGGTAAAGTAGTGGATATTGAGAGATGGTTAGAACAATAATATGAGTGAAGCAGATAAAATAATTACATGTATATTAGCACAGCAACACTTATTGTCAAACATAAATTATATTGTTTTAGGTGTATATGAAATTGATCTTCTTGAACATAACGATCAATCTACAAATCCACCACAATTTGATAAAGATGCTAGAACATTGCTTGGTATTCCACTATTAGAACTACACGATTACTATTCGTTTATTGGATTAGTTCTTAGACTGAAGTGAGAAACACCACCATCTATCATAACATCCCAAAGACTTTCCGTCGTTCCTCACGACAGATATTTAAGAAGTGGGGTAGCAATCTACAGAACGTTGAAAAGTCTCAGCGTGCTATATATCAAGCCGATGGATATAGTGATGACCTGCGTGGCAGGTGTAAATATTGGCTAGAGACTGGCGATCATTCGGTATTCACTCCAGAAGAATTAGACAAGTTAAGAGTGATGCTACAATGCGATCAATCAGGAGCAGAAGCACTAATAGTTGCCTACGAAGCCGAAGCGGCTGACTATCGCCAACTATTCATACATGGAGTCAAACCACATGTCTATGTAGCACTTAAGCTCTTTAAGAATATCTGGTCTAAGAAATGCAAAGAGTACAATTTGCCGATTGGTGAATCAGACATTGATATACTAGATCTTACTCCAATCCCCAAGCTAAAAAACGACCCTAACTGGTCACAGGTTGACAAACTGATTAAGTCATCTGACAATTGGAAGTCGTCTGAACGATACTATTATCTAGCGAAGCAGACCTGTCATTGTGTGGACGAGAAAACGGAAGTATTTAATGGTAGTGATTGGGTAAAAGTTAAGTATAAGCCAGATCATATTCAGGTAATGGACTTGAGGACATGGTCTACTTTCTTGGAAAGAGTTTACTGGAATGAGTATGAACACACTGGTGATATGTATTATTTACATGGCCCAAACGTAAGTCAATGTGTAACGCCGAATCATAATGTGTTATATTATTGTGATCCAACACATAATAATATAGTAAGTTATCAGGAAGCTCAACATTTGTATGAAAGAACTTTAGTTTCAGTTCTTCCTAATGCAAATTTTGGTGATAAGTTATTGTGTAATATAAGACGTATACACAACTGCAATAACAAAGCAGAAACAGTAAGGTGTCCAACTACATCAACTGGATATTTCTTGATAAGACGAGAAGGAAAAGTTTCAGTTACACACAATTCAGCCAACTACGGAATCGAAGGCTTCACATTCCAGATGAATATCTTAGAGAAGTCCGGCGGTAAGATCAACATCTCCCGGGATGAAGCGGACACATTCCTACAGATATATCGTGGTCTCTTTCCAGAAATCCCCGCTCGCTGTGAACGAGTCCGCCGTCAAGTGGACAAGACTCACATGCTCTTCAATTTCTTTGGTCATCCATACACAATAACTAACTACAACATCAATGAGCTTACCTACAAAGAATTCTATGCGTGGTGTCCGCAATCGACGGTTGGAGAAATTACTCGCATCGCTTTTACGAGACTTCAAGGTTTTATTGAAGGAGCTAAAAGAAGATGGGATATCCTCGCCGATACTCACGATAGCTACCTCGTTCAATGCCCACTCCCAGAAGTCAAAGAATGTAAAGATAAAATGCAAGAATACATGAACCAGCACTTTGTGAGTCCTACTGATGGGTCAGAGTTTAACATGCGGAGTGAGGTGGGTGTGGGGTTTAATTGGGGGCCGTATAAAAAAGATATCAATGATCTTGGGCTAAGAGAATTAAAGTGGATATGATTACTATACAAGATATACAGAAGTGGATTCATGAAGTTATGCGAAAATGGGGTGAAGCACCGAAAACTATTCCAATCTCCAAAGTTGAAGTAATGGAGTTGGTGCGTGATTATGGATACCACTATCAAGTACAACAAGCATACAGTTCTACTCCACGAATGTTTGGCATAGGTGTAGAAGAAGTGGACTATGCTGAGTCATTACGAAGTCGACGACTAGAAGTTCCTGTGTCACAGTTTATACATGAATACGAATTGGATAATGCAATAATAAATAATACTGAGATTATTAGACAAGAGTGGTTACATAAGTATTTTTGTGATGTGAAATTGTGGTGCTTATCCGACAAGACTCGGCTAGAAGTAACATTCGAATGGGATTGCTTTGCACACATAAAGCGGCTTTTACATATCACCAGATGGTTTCCAATTAAGACAAAGTCATCCACTATTGACTGTCTTATCCTCTATCCATATTGCAAAGTTCAATTTCCTCACAACAAACAAACACTTAAGTTTTCTTTGTCCAAGTGACTTATGAACTATGACGAACCTAGACCGATGGCTACTATACACAGATGGACTGTCCTCCCCACAGAACTACATCGAATGGGGATATCGTTACTTAATAGGTGCATCACTTCAAAGACGTGTTTGGATAGGTGGCGATAGTCCAGATGAACATGCGCTGTTCGCCAATTCATATGTAGTTCTAGTCGGGAAGCCGGGAATAGGAAAAAGCTTAGTTATCAATACAGTCAAGAACTTTCTCTCCTTCTGGAAATTGAAAGATAGTATCAAGATGAACGGAGAGACACGTGAAGAAGATAAGAAGTTAGTTGAGGCAATACTAGCATCCGATATTGAGAATGCTCAGAATGCAGAACTACAAGTTAAGAATAAGAAGCAAGACTTAATTGACCCACTCCTAATACCTATTGCGGCTGACGCTACTTCATACGAAGCACTAGTTGAAGCCGTCGCACAATCTTACAGACGAATTAACTATTTAAAATATGACGAGAACACTAATAAACAGACTGTAAAAATATATGGACACTCATCACCTTGTTTCTGTTTGCCAGAGCTTGTATCTTTGTTGCGCAAGCGTACTGATGACACTGTTAATTATATGCTTGGGTTATATGATTGTCCTCCTGACTACACATACAAAACCAAAACTCAAGGAACAGATAGGGTTCGTCGTGGTTGCCTCAACTTGTTGGGTGGTATCACTCCTAGTAATATGGAGACTATATTTAATGATCACTTAATCGGCGACGGTTTTTCATCACGTGCCTTCTTCATTCATGCTCAGAAGAATCGAAAGTCTCAATGCTTCATCCCACCAATGACACCTGAGCAACTGGAAGTAAAGCGACCGTTATTAGAGCATATTCGCAACCTCACTGCTCTATATGGTCCAGTCACAATTGATCCTGACACTCGCGCATGGATGGAAGAATGGTGGCATAATTATGATTTCATTGGACACGCAACTAAGTCACCGAAGCTAGAACACTATTTTAGCCGTAAGAACATTCATGTGATGAAGGTAGCCCTGATGAATCACTTCGGCGAATCGCTGGAGATGCGACTGACTAAAGACGAACTACAGAAAGCAATCGATGATCTTGAAGCTGAAGAAAAGAACATGAACTTAGCTATCATCGTTGATAGTCAGAATCCAATCGCTCGGATTGGCAGGAAGATAATGGAGTTCTTAGCTACTGGCAGGAAAGATTGGGTTGAGATATTGGTAGCGATGAATGACTACGCGAATAAGTTACAGCTAGAAGAAGCTATAAGCTTTCTGCAAGAGACAGGACAAGTAACAACAGAACAAGAGACAGACAAAGACACGGAAGAGAAAGTAATATACTGGAGAATAAAATGATTAGAACACTACAGATGGAAGTGGAAGAATGGCAGAAGCGAAACTTCTTTAACAAGAAGCCACATCAGCCATTGCTAGGTATAGTGGAAGAAGTCGGTGAATTATCCCATGCTCACTTGAAACTAGAGCAAGGGATACGTGGAACACCACAAGAGCACAAGCTGGCTAAGGTTGATGCAGTTGGTGACATAGTAATATACCTCTGTGACTACTGCACACAGAATAACATCGACCTACAAGCCGCTGTTATGTCAACATGGGATGCTGTAAAGCGGCGTGACTGGGTTAAGAACAAGGAGAATGGACAATGCTAAATGTTATAGGCTTTCTATTATTTTGGATCTTTTGTATAGGTTGTATAGCTTTTGTTGGCTGGCTAGTTATAGGCGGTCGTTAGGGCACGACACTAGCTTTTGCTTCGTTCAGCATCTTATGCCGCATGAAGTCCATCAATGCAGCATTGGCATACTCGGGTCCTTCCTTCTGCTGTAAGTAACCAATATACTTCATCGCCTGCAATGGCAGTGTCTCAAGTGAAGGCATTGTAGCATATTGTGATTGCTTCAATGCCTTTATCTTTTCCATCATTACATCAGGATTGTCACCATACTTCTGCATTATTGTTGCAATCATCCCAGGCAACATCTGAACAGCTTTCATCGGATCTTCTTCTAGATGGAACTTCTTCTGTTCAATGTTCATATAGGGGTTACTCGGCTCTCCTGTTTCAGCATAAGGCGTATTAATAACCATCCTAAAGCGGCGTAACTCACCCAACTTATCGGCCAATGCTTTTCTGCTAGCTTCTGGAGTTCCATTAAACAATCCAGTATTAAGTGCCTGATTGTATAGTACGCGACCTAGCTGGAAGTTAGTAGTAAGCATATGTTCCCAAAACATCTTAGTAGCATCAAACCAATCGAAATGAGGATCGTTAGCGGCAGCCGTTGTAAAGTCACTAATTGTTTTTCCTGTATCGCTGATAACCTCATCTAGAGGAAACGTAGCACCTTGTGATGTATTTTTGTATATCCAGTCAACAGGTAACTTACTTATGGTTGATAGCATTCCACCAAAGCCAGTATATGACAAAGCTGAAATCAATTCATATCCAAGCAAAGATTTGTTTCCTAATATCCCTCCATTAGGATTTGCAGCCATTTCTTTCAACGAAGGTATCTGTCCCTTCTTTCCACCGATCAATTCCCTCATTTCTTTAATTGCTAAGCCACCAGCTACTCCACCAAGTAGAGCATTAAACAATGGACCTATGTTACCATTCTTCGCTGGGGTTACTATCTCACTAAAGAATCTATTTGTCTGAGATACACCCCAATGAAACAAGCGAAAGAATCCAGATATTTCACTGTCATGAATCATCCAAGGTGGCATCGTTCTGGCATCGCCTGTTCCATGCACATAGCCTATGAGCCTACTAGCTAGCTGCTGTTGTTCTTCTGGACTATAAGTCTTTCCTTTGTTCCACTGTGGATCTAATTTCCGCAAGCGCTGCATTGCGCTCATGTCTTCCATGTTAGCTTTATCAATGGTCTCAGGAATAACATGCTTTTCAAACATTGTCTGGAGCATTCCAGCGTTGAGATGATCTACAAACTCTGAACCATATGCACGACGTACTGAAGCCGTTAATGCCTGAATGCGTTCAGCCGCAGTAAGATTCCGGTCAAAGAAGTCTCTAAGATGTAGTGCACTATCTTTGATTGCACCACCTTTCATTGCATGGTCAAATCCTTCTTTGTATCCACTTACAGTAGATGCCAGGTTTCTAACCATCTGATATGGATTAGAGGCATAATGTGCGGCTGAAGTAAACAAATCACTGATTGATCTATGTGGCTGCGTTTGTGGACCAATGAAGAAAGCCGTGAATAAACCGCTAGCTTTGTTCTCAATATGCTGTTGCATAGTTCCACCTCTCTCACCCCTAATCTCATCCATTGCTGCTTGCACTGAGGGGTCACCAGCAATCGACCTACCAGACGGGTCCGGTTTTACTGGTGACCCCCATGCATCATGAGTCTGACCAAGTGCTGCGAGTACTTCATGGTTGGACTCTATGTTCTTGTAAGCAGACATATCGGCGGCCATACGAGCTGTGTAGGAACTCATAGCGCGTGTAAAGCCTTTGATAGTCATTTCTGGTGGTAGGGAAGAATTGTGAGCACGGCGAGAGGCATTGAAATAATCGGCACTACCAACTTGAGAGTTGTGTAGTTGTGCCAAGCCTTCCCTAAAGTTAGTCCAAGCTTTCTCTGCCTCAGCACCATTCATCCCAAGGCGTTTATTGAAGTCTACAAATGAATTGTGATATGCTTCTTGTTGTGCACTTTTAGTTGAGTCAGCCATTGTCTCAATAACCTTAGGTGCTGGTGGTGTAGGCCAGTAGTTAGGATCCTTACGCATCAGCCGCTTGTTGCTATTAGCATCCATCACTGGCTCTTTCATTGCTATGTGCGTATCAGCAATGTTCTTAATAGTCTTGTGCGTCTGGACGAAGTGCTGATATTCTTCAGGAGTTCGGAACATGCTAGAAGGTGGAACAGCTTTGTGTGTTAGTTGCCAGTATGCTGCTTGCTGCATTCTTTCTTCTTGAGTGCCAGAGAATCCTCTGCCTCTCGCTATGATTGGCTGAGTCCACTGTCCATTAAAAGCATCCTTGTCATTGTGTGTATTGACAACAGCATCAGCAAACTTGTTGGCACCCTCTGGATTGACCTTGTTCTGCCGAATCTTATTGACAGTATCTTCGAATGCGCGTCCTACAATGCCACCCCTTACATGTTCTTCTACTTTGGTAGTATGGGGGGCGTAGAGATTTTCATTAGATGTTGATTCGACTTTGTTACCAGATCTTTCTTGTTTTATTATTTCCTCTGTTGGCTTAAGAACACGTTCCAGCAATGATCCTTGAGATGGATTGCAACCAAGCAATCTTTTAATAGCTTCTACTATACGACCAAAGACAGTTGTTCCTTTGGTAGTTTTAATATTATTAAGTCTGTTTGCAAATTTCGGATTAGAGAGTGTTTCTGAAACAAATTCATGTAGATTTTTTAATCCATAATTATCTGGTGATAGATCAACTTTGCTTGCCTCTTTAAAAGATCTGATTAATTCTTTAATTGATTCATTATCACCAAGTTCTAGATACTCATCTAGCATTGGATGATCAGAAGATCTATGGCTAGCATCTCCCAATTCAGCATATAGCTTCTTAGAAGTAGTAGCATGGATTATCTCATGAAGAATAGTGTGATCTTTATCTGTCTTTATACGAATATAATCCCCCTTTGGATGATAGTAAGAATTTCGCGCAGTTGGATCAAATGTTATAGGAACTTTAAGTGCATCTTTGTCTGCAATATTTAGCAAATGGGTAGCTAATTTATTGTATAGATTTTCTTTTTGTGCACCAATACGAGTTAATTCATGCTGCACCGAGGTGCCAGAATTACCATTTTCAAATTTAACTCTGTTAGAAAATTCACGAATTGGAGGTCCAACTCTGATAGCTTCTATAATGCTCTTATTCCCTTCCCCACCTGAGCTTTGGGGCGGCGCATAAAGATTCCTATCGAATGATTCTGACCTGCTAACAGCTGACTTTATCAATGTCTCTGGGTTAGCACTAATTCTAACAGCATTCTCATTCAATGGCTTAGGCGGCTGCTCATGTCCAACCATAGCTAATTGGTGTGCAGCATTCCATTGTTCTTCGCCAATCTGTTCAGCCCTAGCTCTTTCAAAGTCAGTTCGTTTCTGATCTTGCTCCGCTGCCATCTTTTCCTGCTCAGGTGTTAATGCTGGCTCTTCCTCAGCAGGCTTAGTCTGTGTCTCTACCTTAGAAGGCTCAACCACAGGAACTTTCTCAGGTTCAATTTTAGCAGTAGGCTCGGTCGTTGGGATTGCAACAGTAGGTGTAGGTTGCTGAACTTTCGCCAATTCGGCCTCATGTAAAGCCTTCCGCATATCTTCGACTGATGTGAGATTGTATGCTTCCCTTGCTTTTGCTTGCTCTCTATATTCATTTGGATCTTCGCTGGTAGCCCTTTCTGGAGGAGGCACTAACTTCTTGTATGCGGCTTTCACTATCTTATCAGACGTCACTGGTTTCCCTTCAGCATCTTTCGCCGTCCAAGGTGTGACTTTGTCCGGATCAAGCGCATATCCAGGAATGTCAGCTGGCTTTATGTTATCTGGCCACGGTGTTGATTGGCGGGGTTCAGGAGATGGTTCAGTGTGAACACCAAACGCTTTTCTACCAAGTGGATTAAGACCACTAAACAATGCACCACCAATAGACGAAGCGGCCAATTCCTTCCCAGAAGGCATCTCACCAGTCGCTAGTCCAGTACCCAGTTGAATCGCTGGACTAACGGCTGCCATAGTTCCAGCCTGCCTCAACGCCTGTATATTTTTTCCATACTCAGACAATCTCTGTGCCACTTGTGGTGCTAGTTCTGGCACCTGACTAGCAAGAGCACGTTCAGCCGGTGTTCCAATAGCTTTGACTCCACCACGCAACAATCCAGCTAATCCTTTTCCCGCAGCCAACGATGGCTTTCCACCAGCAGCCAACATACTAGCGACTATGTCTGTTCCGATAGAAGTCCACGGCGATTCTTGTCTAGCTTGTGCGGCTTCCTGTTCTAAGCGTTGCTCAGTGTCAGTTGGAACTATAGCTTGTTGAGCCTTATTCCCAACATATGATCCACTTAAGCCACCACTAACAGCACCTAATATAGCACCTAATGGAACAGTGACAGGTGCGGCTGGACCGCCTAAAGCACCAAGTTCTGCACCTAATGCAGCACCACCTAATGTTCCTGCTCCGCCACCAGCATATTGTCCTGCGTGTGCTTTGAGTGTTGGAAGAATGGCTGACAGTGCAGAACGAGAGGGTTGTGGTGGAGCTTGTTCAGTAGTAGGTCTAAAGTTTCTGGCTTCATCTGCACTATAGACAGGAACTTTTACTCCCCGATACTGTCGTGGATCAACACCACTCGCTGCTAAGTGATCAAGTTCTTCTGGTGTTAGTTCTCGTTCGATTGGCATATTATTGTCCTTGCCACAGATACTGATAAAGATTACTCAGTAGCTCTCGGTTCTTGTTTATATAGTCGCGTGGAAGCATTGCAGCTGTTTTAGCTCCACGCAAGAACTCAGAGCCAGGCTCACTGCCAGCTAGTTCACCAAGTTGTGTTCCTAAATCACCAATGGCTTTGGGTATAAGTCCTGTTGCGGGTTTATTAGGTGGACCATAAGTTGGTCCAACTGCTTTCCTTACTGGTACTCCAGCTTTAGTAGATTGATTGTTAAGAACAGTTGGCACAAATCCACCACCCGGTAATCCAATTAACTCCTGAGGTCTAGTACCAACAGTCATTCTCTGCATTGGTGACAGTATCTGTGGTGCACGAATTTCATTGCCGAAGTCATCTATTATAGTCTGGCCGCCAATTGTGCTTCTAGCTGTTCTAGTCCTGGCTAGAATCTCTTGCTTTTCAGATTCAGTTAATTGTGGATTGAGCTGAATGGCTCTTTCGGCTGCCTGCTGTGATGCAATATTTCCTGATATTGCAGATTGAGTGTGAGTTGGTATTTGAGCAAGAGCAGAACGATTCTGTGCTTTAGTAACAGCCGTTTCACCCGGTAATGTCTCCATTCCACTTTTTATCTTCGCTAGATCGTATCCTACTTGTGGAGCTATGAGTTTTTCGTGCTCAGGATAGAACTGCGACTCGTACTTAGCTGATGCTAGATTAGATAGTGCTCTTGCTTCTGGAACACCGGCACGATAATTTTCTGCTGCTTGCACTCCAGATTCAATCCCAGTTGCACTATTATCTGGATACAGTAATCCACGTGCTATAGCATTAGGTATCTCAGTTGGAGTTTGCCCTAGATATGGCTGAACAATATCAGAGTGTTGTCCACCAAGTCGTAGTCGAGTCTGATCTGCTACACTTGTCTGGTATGGCTCTATATTTAGTTGGCCAGTCTGAGCAGCAACTTCTGGATGAAGCAACTTAGTTCCAAATGACGGCTGTTTGTATGGCCACGTTGCAGGATTCTTAGGATCATATGCAGTACCAACAGCATCAGGATTAACTTGTGGTGACTGCTGACCGACGATAGAACTGAGCAAATTATAACCAAGTGTATCAAGTAAGCTCATAATTAGATTCCAACAATCATTGCTGCCAAAGCACTACCAAGCATGTTGCCAAGGCCACCACTTTGCTGACTATTCTTGGGATATGCATTTTTCATATAGTCAGACAATGATCTGTCTTTCGGCGGAATGCTATTGTTACCACCAGTAAGTCCAGAATTGTCCAAAGCATATCCACCCAATTGATTCCCGAATTGTCCTAACAGACCGGAATCCTGACCGAACATATTTAATCCAGTTCCCTGTCCACCTGGCTGGATTAAACCCTGTAGTAGATTAAACATATCTATATCCTCCCATAAATAGCCCAAACTCTAAGCCAGAAATGTGATATACGGCGAGCCTTAGTGAAATCTTCACAATGACGAGTGGCAGGTGCGATCATGAATTTCCACACTATCGACCTGACTGTATCATAATCACGAATCAATGGCACAAGCCACTTAGCCATCTTCTTATATCCTCTAGCAATTTCAGGATGAGCACGATAGAACTTATCACGAACACGTCTGACAGACTTAGGCATAGTTCCGTGATACGCTTCCATAAATATGAAGCAGCATCCCTGACTACTATTAGATGATCCACCAGCACCAAAGCTCATGTTTGCTGCACTACTAGCACCAGAAGCATTCTGTTGCGATACGGCTGTGATCGGGTTAATGTAACTAGCACCAAAGCCAGTGTTACCAAGAGCAATCTGCACTGGATTGAATCCACTAGTATTTGGTGATGCCGCTCCAGCTGCATTAGTTGCTGCTCCAGACGCACTAGTGTTCGCACCAATGGCACTTCCCAATATCCCAAGTTTATTGTTAAACGCACCACCAAAGTTCATTGCATTAGTGATAGCGTTAGTTGGGTTCGCTAATCCAGCATTACCAGTTCCGGTGTTGTACTGATTAAGTCCACGCTCCGTGGCATTATATTCACCCGGCGACAATCCGTTAAGATTGATAGCATTAAGTAATTGATTGCCTGCTCTAGCACCACGCATTGCACTACCAGTAGCAGTATCAAGAGCACCATAGTACTCAGGATTAAGACTACGTTGAACAGCGTTACCGGCTGTCGCGGCTGCCGTACCTGAACCAGTCGGCGCTAAAGCATTAGCACTGGCATTACCAATCGAATTCAGTGTCCCAGGTAAGAACTGAGAATATGCATTTAGTATTTGGGCTGGCGTAAGACCACTCCTGCTACCTGACATGTAAGAACTGCCAGCCGATCCATTTGAAATGCTGTATTGTGAGCCGCTGCCGCTTCCTGATGAATAGTAGTTACCACCCATATTATAATCTTTCTAGTAGTTGAGGTACGTTAAATTGTCTTTCTTGCACATTATGACGGCGTCCAGTTAATGTATAACCTGGAAATCGTATTAGAAATTCACTAAGCATTTGTCGTAATGCCCAAGGCTCAATAGTAAGAACATCATAGACATAGAATACTTTTTCATTACTATCAGCTTTTCCAGCACATACACCAACTATTGTTCCTGTCTCATCGGTGACACACAGCATGGTATTATGTTGCGCACATTCCATAAGTTCTTCGCATATTTTAGCCATTGAGTATCCTTTGAATGCGGGTCCTCGTCTATGTCGTATGATCCATTCAGCTAGTTGGTAAATTGTAATCACTGCTGCGAATTGAGAGGATTCTGCGGAGTAATGTCTTGTAGTTCCATACTAAACTGAGTTAGACTTCCTGACGTCCACTCTATCACTCCATATACTTTCCATCCTTGCTCACAATCAGGTGTGCTGAACAAAGCATTCTCTAGCTGCGTATCAACATCGGGAAGAGGATATTGATTAGTTGTAGGCTTCAGCGGCTCTTTATACGTAAAGTTTTTAGTCTGAGTACCACCAGCCGCTTCACGATTATTGATGTAGGGTGTAAATGACAGTGAACAATCTTCTGTAATATTATCCACTATGATCCTAGTCTTAGTCAACTTGACTTCCAGCTTAGGATTAGCCATCCGCATGTTTATGTTAACATACAGAATGTTACTACAGATGGCATCGGTCCTTAGTTGGCCATTATCAGTATCAGGACCAATGTATAGACGGTAGATCTTGTCATCTTCAGTAATAGCAAACAATGCTTGAAATGCTAGCTCGATCTTAACTAACTGCTTTATCCTTTTTCCCTTACATTGATCAATATCAAATCCTGTCCAGCAACTATTGATAGTATCATATACCGCAATTACTGGCCCAAAGATGGTATTGACTGCATACAGTTCATAGTCATCGTAGAGGATGGCTGCGACAAACGTTGGATTCTGGACTATATTCTGAAATGCAGCTTGAATGGTAGCTGTGAACGGAGAATTGCGCCCTTCATTTCCCTGTGATTGCTGAATAGCATTAAATGAACGCACTCCAGTCAAGTCGATAAACTTCGTATCACCAACAGAATCAAGAATCGCTCTGTCCGACAAACAATTGGCATTAAACAGAAACTTTCTGATGAATGTGTATTCACCGAATATCTTTGGAGCATCAGGCGAGAAGTTCTTAGCAACAGAGAAATTGGCATTGCTTGCACTAACAAATAAAGAGCCATCAGACATTTGGCGTAGACAAGTAATACCGCCAACTCCAACACTATATGATGTAGTATTGGCATCGCCTCCACCAAACTGAGTAAAAGGTGGTGATGTAGTATGGTCAGCTAATGTATTGACAACGTTTACTACAAAGTCCAATGGACGACCTTCTACAGATCTATAGATCAATGTTGTGTCCGGCGATGTAATATACAGTATCCCATCTACTATTGCCATTGCATTACCAATAGGCACATACTCACGTTGATCACCATCTTTTGCAACAACAGTATTAGTAGGGTCTGTAAATGTAATATGCCATTGTTCAAACTTCTGAGTCGTCCTGACAGTCGGCATTCCGTCATCACCAAGAAATATGAATCGTGGCTGATTGATATTGTCTTGCACTAATAATCCAGGTATATCACCCATTGCGGCTCCAATAACATTATTCTTGGCAATGGCTCCAGCCGCGTTAGCTTGTAGAGTTCCACTCCCAGTAGGGTTAGTATATGATGCCGCAACACGCACATAGTTAGTCTCGGACACTGGAACCATCTGCATCCAATATCGTGGTGCAACAGCTGACATTGAAAAGCCGTTGATTATAGTCCATTTGGTGCTTGTGTAATACTTGTAGTAGGCCTTGCCTGACACAAATAGTATCTCAAATTCACCAAATGTAACCATTCCTTGCTTAACACCAAATGGTGCTAATTTATCTTCAGCTGATGATAGCACTAGGTCAAGCCGATCATACCTATTGCGACCATTGAACAATACTCGGTACTGATTAGGCTGAAGATGAGTATCATTTAAGAGCAGATTCATCCCTCCTATGAAGGACGTCTGGTTATACTCAGAGGTTCCCTGTGTAATCAGCTCCTTGGGCATCAGAATTTCCTCCCTGCATACTGACTATATCGACGTCTTAGGCCAGTGCCAATCCTTTTGAGCATCGTATCGTGCGGATTAGCAATCAACGCTACTTCATCCTCAGTCTCTCTGTTCTGATCCTCATGAATACGTGCAGCTGTCCTAGTTGCCTTCGTGTCGTATGCTGTAGCAACGTCAATTTTTGCCTGCTCTTCATTCCACAGCTGCATGATCTTATTAACGATCACATTGTCATAGTCGAATGCGGGAAACTCATCATCATCGTTGACTAATACTGGCAGTGTCTTCTTATAGAGTATCTCAACATAGTTGTCTAACTTGCTTGTAGCCGCTGGAAGCCATGGACATGCTGATATGTCAATGATCTGATACATAGCAGCAAGCATGTTATTAGGGATAATAGTCAATACTTTGCCATCAACATCAGTAAGAGTAATGTCAAAGTTATTGACTCGATCCTTCTTCACAGCCGTGTAATCTAAGAAGTTATTTTCTGTGAACTTCTCAGTAGAATCCATTATTACTTGCTCACTGATGAGTGATGCATCTTGCGTAGAACCACTGATTGACACAACAATTGGTGGATCTTCAACTTGTGGCACTATAAGTCGGCCAAGCGACTGATTAGTAACAGATACCATTAATGCACGCTTTCCAATCAATCTCCAATTACGCCACATATCTTTCCAGTTGAATTGATTGTAGCGTGGACGCATTTGGTTAATATGCCATACTTGCATACTAGCATACTCACGAATAGCACGCAATTTGCCGACATACGGTGGAAGTGATAGTGTTTGATCACCATTAACTTTAAATACTTGCTCCATCAATGATCCAGCTAAATCGGCTTGCGCATACAATTCTTCTGCGCCTTCATTAAGATAGCGTAGGAGTACATTGCGCTGGTTAGGATCAGATGGGTTAATACCCATCTTAGCACCAGCTCTAGCTAGTATGTATTTAACACTCATGGAATGTATTCTGTTACTTTAGACCACGAAGTAATGCCACCATACACTACACCACTTCCAGATCTGTTCAAATATGCATTAGCAGTAGCATAGCTCGATCCAAAATAGAAGTCGAATGATCGTGCGGATGATGATGAATTCTGTACTTCATAGTAGATGTGTATTTGGCTAATACCATACTGCGTTGGCACAGTACTCATTGCATAAGCACGAAGTGTGGTTCCTTCAAATATAGCGCCAACTACTGGATAATTGAAGTATGTGTCTTGCCCTACCTGTAGCATTGCTTCAACCACTATATGACTACTGGCAGCCGGATTAAATGCTTGATTTAAGCCAGCAATAATATTGCCTTTAGTGGATACTGGTGCCGCACCAACAGCATATGAATTGGACGATGGTGATGTGATGGTAGTAACAATGCCAGTAAACAGCCGTTGTGATATGACAATGCTAGAGCCAGCTGAACTCCAATCACCAACAATAAATCCATTTCCAGATCCATTAACAATTACTGGCTTTCCAATAATGCTAGCATTAGGATTAGAAAGTTGAGTAATAACGTTCGGTGGAAAGAACTCCATACTAACACCATCAGCCGATATACGTGGCAAATAGCCAGTCAATCCACCGGCTGACAACTTAGATGCAGTTACACATCCATCAGCAAGCATTGCAGCAGTAATAGTTCCAGTGGCCGGAACAAATGCTGGCACATTAGTTATCTTGCTCCAATCAACATCACTAATATTTATGTCAGTGATTGTGCCGTTTGCGATCTGACTACCAACAATACTGCCAGCCGGTATAGCACTAATACCGACCGGATACCATTTCTGATAATCGACACCACCAACAGAATTGTCGCTTTTATTATCACACCAAACATAGATGCCAGTGGTATTCGCCGATTGACGTATCCACAAATACTGCTTCCACTTAGTGTTAGTGCTAGCGTCTGGCACTTCTGGATTACCAGAAATGTCATCAGATGTAAATACAATCATTCCTTTGTCAGTGAAAGGAACTAAGCCACTGACAAGCTGGTATAATTGAGCACCAGTTATTTCTGTATAGTTAGACGGATCGAACGGCGGAGTTATGTCCAATAATGATGGAGTAGCCATATGTTGTTATTTAATGCCAATAAAGATTAGTACCATCGTATGATAACGATTGTCCTGCTGTTGGGTAGTTCGTTGCTGGTATTGATGTAGCTGGATGACTCATAGGCTCAATGATCTGAATAAGACGGCTTGGATTAGTCAATGTAGTAAGTTTAGAGAAGTCAGCCGTATTAGTAAATAAATATCCAGGGAAGAAGTTTTCACTTGGACTTTCATTTGTGCTAGCAGCATAGTATGGCTTTGGATTAACAAAGCAAATAGAACCACCAGTAGTTCCTGCTATAGGTCCAGGCACAATAGGTCCACCATCTGGATGACTATCAAATTCGGATGAATCATTAAGAACATAGATACTTGCAGCAAGAGTAAAGTGTGGAGTTGTAGTTGGTAATACATTCAAATAACTTAATGGAGCATGTACAAATTCATTACCAGCGATAAACCATTGATTATCATTGTATGTTCCAATTGATGTTGTCTGAAATACAATTTGAGCTCCAGTATAGAATGGAGATGATGTAGGCCAATTTGATGGCTTTGGACTTGGACCTTCAAAAGCATTATTTATGATTGCTCCCCAATCAGCTGCAAAAGCAATACCACAATCAAGATCCGTAAATGTACTATCTCGAATCGTAATCTGATCGTTAAAACAGCAATCAATGTTAATTCCAATTAGACTATCATTTGTTATACTTGGATTACCATACCATCTAGTTGTGCTAACATCTCCAGGAAAGAACCAACATCTATCAATTATAGCTGATTCAATAGATCCAACTGGATAAGCAGCACCACCAAGATCGCCACGAATGCGTATGATATTCGTACAAGCGTTAATCTCAGATGAAAAGAACATGTTACGAAAGCAAATGTTGACAGTATCAACATGGGCTGGAATACCATTAGTGCTTGGTGCTATGTATATAACTTCATTCGTTGCTGAGTTCGAATATGTAATACCACTAGCCATTTTTCCAGAGCCTTCGAAATTAATTGAAACAACATTAGTTCCCCAATCTGGCCCTGGAATAAGTATTGTAGATGAAGTCCAAAATGTTCCTGGTCCAAAGAATATAGTTCCACCTGGAGCACGCATTGGACCATTGGTTTGGAGCAAATAGTGGATAGCTTCTTGAATGCCACACGTTGTTGACCCGACAGGATAATTTGTAACTCCACCGGCAACGAATGTTCCATTAGGATAAATAGCTACAAATGGAAAAGCCGCAGTGGCTGGAATAAGTGGTGCTAAGTTAGCTTTTATCGTGCTCCATCGAGTGAACAGATTAGTGCTAGCCGATTGTCGTTCAATCAGAAATATATCGTTATCTTGCAATGTCAATGTCTCTGGTGCCTGATGATACCAGTAGATTGTTATTGCAGAAGCACTAAGTGCTACTAAAAGACTAATTATAAAAAGTTTTTTCTTCATACTATGCTGGCTGTCCAAATCCTATTCCAGCGTCTGGATTACCAAAGCCGATTCCAGCTGCCGGATTTCCATACGCTAATCCATTTGGTATTCCAAATACTATGGGTGTTAGCACAGGACATGTTGATTGAAATCCAAGCTCAATGTCATCTCCATACCGATAGTCAATTGCTTGCGTTACTGACGTGTAAAGGATAATCTCGTTCGACAAATCGGCTGGAGCATTACAACTCCAAATTTCTATGTTGAAATTGGTTCCAATCTTCTGATTCGTGTAGGCTGGAAGATTAAAATATATGACTGCACTCGGATTGCTATTAAGAGCATACCTCCAAGTAATACCTTCAGAATCTACCCAACTAATACAGAGTAGAAATGGAAGATTAGAAGGAACGTAAAAGCCCTTAACTCGTAACAAAGAAAAGTTATTCGGTGATGTGTAACAAAATCGTTGTACAATATCACTATACCCAAGCCAATTTATATCTATTGCAAAGCTAGGAATAGTAAGATATGTCTGGCATCTAGTTAATGGCCCATTCTGGCTATTAACATCTAGCCATCTATTCAGCACACGCGGCTGAAAGATGCCATATGGTGGTGAATTTGGTGCTGGCATAAGTCTAACTTGTTGCTACGTATGCTCCTTGTAACTTTGCTGCTAACGTGCCATCAGATGTAAATACTACTATATCGAAACTTTGTGGATATGAGATTGCTGCAAAATCGACTGTAATTGATGTATCAAGCACATCCTCAGCCTCAGCCGGTAACGCTAATGCCACATATCCAACATTGCCTAAATTAGTTCCATTGATCACAAATCCATCTGTCAAAGCACCACTACTTGGTGTGCAGCCAGTAATAACTGGAGCATTAGGATTTGGTATAACATCTGGTACTGTAAGTTGTGAAAGTATCTTCGCAAATGCATCAGATGCCAAAGCCGCATTATCATATGGATCACTATATTCGGCTTGGCTTCCATCATTATAAAAGATCACAATTTTGTTGTTATCCTGATGGATACGCTTGATGTTAGCGGTGAATATAATATCACCATTATCACCAACTATGTATGCAGGAGTACTCAAGGTTGAAAAATAGTCATTGTTGCACCGGGGATGAACAACTCATTATCACAGAATAGTCGTTCTGGATTATTTTCTCTAGCTGGCAACAAGAGCGATCCTCGAAGTGGTATAGTTCTAATAGCACAAACATCTTGCATTGCTTTCACAGCAACCATTGTGCACATTAGAAGGCGAGGACTATCTGCCAGCTTCGTAAGGAAGTCATTTAGTGCATCACCAGTTAAGCCATTGACCAAATGTCCAACTAGATCATAACTAAGTGCATCGGCTGCAATCATTCCAAAATTGTACTTGTATCCGATATATTTTGCAGCCGCAGCCGCAATATCTAGACCTATTTCCGGCGTCCAGAACCAAGGTATTCGCCAATAGAGTGCGTAGGCTGGATCATTATAGATCGACAAAGGATCAGAGTCCACGCCGTCCGCATTCGCTTCTACACAACCCACGGCGTTGCTTGCAACAAGTGAATGCGAGACGGGTGGAGCATCGTGTTCGCGCCACCAACGAGTAAGATATTCAATGCCTTCGCTGATGAAAGCATGATGATTCACGCTCCCGATCATGCCGGGACATGGAGCATAGTTGGTGATGCGAGTAATGTTCATTTCTGTGGAAGCTGTAGTGCGTTAGTTTGTGCATACGTGGATGGCAGATTAGTGCCAATCCATGTAACACTATAAACATCATTTTTAAAATCATACGATGATGTTTGTCCTGGCATAGGTGCAAGCACAACAATTTTTACAGGTCCATACAGACCACCATAATTGATTGCTGCATTTGCATGGAGATTCGCCAAGCTCGCACTCGGAGCCGTGCACCCTGCACTAAATCCCGCTGCCACTAGAACTGCTAGTATTTGCTTTTTCACTTATTCCTTTCTTATTTTCTGACCGTATGGTGTTTATTAATCCGACAATACTAAGACCAACTACAAGAATATTTTCCTGCTCACTGGGCTTAATTTTAATGCCCAAACATGTGAGCAGAATAACTATTCCACGCCATGTGGATGTTTCTCCTAATCGATCCCATACCCAACCTGTTGCTTTGCTTGTGTCTATTACCATAATTATTTATGAAAAAGTACAGACCATATACTAACTAGAACTCCTAGTAACGAAATTAAACCAACACCACCCATACCCATAGCTACACGTGTAGAAAGAGCGTCGATCTTTCTTGCATGTTCAGCTATTGCGTCTGCATGGATTTTACATGCAGGCCATGTTCCAGGACCACCATTGAACAAATCTATCATCTTTTGTTCAAGTCGAATCACGGAATCGTGAGTTTCTTTTAGTGTTTTCTGTTCTGCTTCAGTCATTGCATTACTCCAAGTATGTGTGGGGGCATATTCATTACTACTGGCGCTACATTTGTTCCATTCTGCTGACCATTAAACCGGTTCTCAGCCGGGATGTGGGTGATCATTGGTGACTTATCAACGCCTATCGCAGGCCACCTATTAGTCCCCCACCACGCCGCGAGACTGGGCCACGCATTAGGACCACCAGGATAGAGCAAGGAGTCGGGGATTGCTTGCACTCCGTTGGCATCCCACACAACATTTGAGGACACACCGTCAACGTTTGTGACTACGCTGTTCCCGGTCACGGTAAGCGTTGCGAGCAGGTTTGTAGTAATGTGCTGGAAGAACCCAACGCCGCCGACCCACACCCGCCAACCATTGCTCACAGTTAGCGGTATGTTAATTAGCAGGTTACTCGACGTACCGTTCGCCTCTGCGTAGATCGTGCCGTCATTATTCCAAGTGGCTATGCCACCAGACGGCTGGATTCCCAAGGTGTTCGGGTATGGGTAGTAGTTATTCGTATTAACCGTATCCTGAAATAGCAGTGGAGTCGCGGCAGGATTACCATTTATCAGTGTCAGCCACGAGAAGTTGCCTTGCAGGTTGGTTGTCAGAAGCTGCGTGTTGGTCAGCACCGTCGAACCATTGTTGTTCACACCGTAGCTGTTCCAATTCGTGCCGGGATAGTTCATGTCCACCGGCGGACTAAAGTCCGAAGCGGCGTTGTTGCCGATATTCGGGTAACCGAAGTACATAATTGGAAAAGGTTGATTAAACCCGCTCCCAGTCTCATAACGTGAGTAAACCATCGGATACCCTGTTCCAGTCGGCACCACATTCCCCACGATAGCTACGTTGCTCACCCACCGCTTTAGTACAAACCCCCACGGCCCAGCCTGGTTCCGCAAGTAAATCGCGTGCGAAGACGAGCTGGTATATCCGTCGTGAATAATCTGCCACGCGAACTTGTTCTGCTCGTAGAGGTTCATGGCAGAGTGGTCAACATGGTAGAATATGTCCCCGTTTCCAGACACGTTGGTGAAGTAGTTTCCAAAGAATGCGTTGCCGCAGAACCCGCCCCATATCTGGAAGCCGTTCTGCGGCAGGCCATCGAATATATTATTTTGAATCAGCATCCCGCTACAATCGGTCATCAAAGCGCCGCCCGTCGAAGTGCCCGATGCCGAGCACGGCCCAATCTGGCAGCTATCAATCTGGCAGCAAACAGTGGCCCCTCCGTCAATGCCGTAGTTTGCAGCCGTGTCTTTCACAGTCACATCATACATCCACGAATCCATTAAAACTCCGAAGTTTTGCGGACAGGATGGGGCTACTGGACCGACCACCACAGAGTTGCTTTGCACGATGGTGTAGTGCTCCAGTCCGATCCTCTTGCCAATAGCGGACGGCGCAGCAATGTCCTTAAGAATAGTGCCATTCGTGAAGTCCAGCACCACCGGGGGCCATACCGAGATATTGGACGAAGTGACGGCAGTGACTAGCAATGTCTGATAAAGTGTGTAGGCCGTCATTCCGACATTGCACACCGGGAATGCCTGATTCGTCCGCGAGAAAGCGCCTGAAATGTCCCACATATCCCCCACTGCGAACGACCACAAAGACGGCATTGGAACCATCGTGATGTTGGTGTCGCCTTTGTGCACAGGAAGAATGTCGTTAACCTCGCAGACTGGCGTGTCAGTCTCCTTACTGGTGAAGTTTATCCAGCCGACTAGGACCGTGTTGGACCCATTGCCACGAAGAACCCTGCCATTAAGGTTTGGAAGGTTTAAGCCATTTGTAATGTTGTAGGTGCCATCCGGCAGGAATACCGCTCCGTTGCTTGGGCAGTCTGTCCACGCAGCCAGAATACCCGGTGCAGCATCCGTCGCCCCCGTATTATCTACATGATATGACCCAGTGACTGCATTCGTCCACACTGGCACCGAAGGGATGCCGCCGCGAACGCCGACGGTGACGCCGGGAGTCCAAGGGATGACACAGTTCGTGGGGATGACCTGTGCGTGAAGGCACAGCGAGAATCCAATCAACAATAGAACAGCAATCCTCACTGCATCACCCCCATCAGGAACGGCGGCGCGGTTGGCGAAACCGGATCTATCGTTCCAAGCGTCAACCAGTTTGTGACTGTCGCGTGCTCGTTTGCGTTGGCAAAGCGGAGCACCTTGCCATTGGCCATCGGGTTTACGGCCTGCATCATCAGCGTGTAAGGGGGAGTAGGCGCGTCATTCAAGGTGTAATTATAGGTGACCGCTCCATCTCCCGGCACTACGCTGCTTATAGTCCATGTGGTATTCCAAGTCTTGGCGATGCTGGTTCCGTTGGTGCTTGCGGCCAGTTGAACGGTCCAGTCGTAATAGAACGGCGCGACTCCCGTATTGGTCACCGTGACGTAAACAGTGTAATTGGTCTGAGACATAGACTGAACCCACAACTCATAGCCCAACTGATATGCACCCATTAAAGAGTTAGTGTAGTGGCCTGGGTAGTCATAGGAGTTGGTATAAAACACCGAAGGCACGTGTATCCACGTGGCATGTGACGCGCTCACGCAGTTGCTCCAGGTCTGTATTCCAATAACGCAGCTTGGACAATTATTACTGAATATGCCAGCACCCTGTGCGTAATACGTCTCTCCACCATAGGGCCATTGCTTCCATTTGTTGGTGTAACCAGTATTTAGCACCCAACGCAACATGTAGTAATACTCTGAGTTAGGTTTCGCTGCGGTGTAGTCACTGGGAAGGGTTTTGGTCGTAAATCCATCATCATAGTATCCCATACTCAAGTTCCCCGTCTGATATACTGGTACATCGTAGCCATTCTCAGGGCCGCTAGGATAACGGGCGACGATTTTGGTTTTCTGCATCGCATTAGTCCAGGTGAGCCACAGGGTTTGCTCGGTTGTCATTGGGATAAAGTGTGTCGCTAGAAGCTTCGAGCACCAGTTGTCGCAGTCCCACTCGCCGTAACACCCGACTAAACCCATTTCGACGAAGGCGATACGCGGGTCGCCGTCGTAATTCGCGGCGAACGCCACTATGAAGTTGGACAGACAATCAATTAGTGTGGTGTTCGTATAGTCAGGCCAATAGGTCCCTCCCGTGTAGTTAGTCGTCCAGATACCACTGCTTCGCACATAAGCTGGAATGGCGCTCGTGGGCCAGTTTGGGTCATCTATTTCAAACCTGACCACGGCAGCCGAACCCCCAGGAGTGCAATAGTTGTCGTTGGTCGCATAGGCCAGAATGGTTTCCAGCGGACCCCAGTTATAGGTGTTCGAGGCAACAACGATGGAACTCAGCGGGATGCCTTGATAGATGAGGCTGTGCGGGAACCTTGATAACGCTCCACCAGAGCCAGTGGAGAGCGACGTGTTGCCTGCAATTCCTTTCAACGGATTATCAACTGGTGCCGGGGCATAGGTCAGGTTTGTGTGAGTTTCACCTCGCAGGCCACACGCGAGTAACAGCAAGCACAGCAGCACTCTGTTCACAGCCCAAAGTAAAATTTCAGCCCATTGTAAACCTTGGCGCGTGCCGTGCCATCCAACCCCGGAATGCCTCCCGCTCCAGTGCCATTAGTGTACATTACAATGCCAGCCACATCTCCAATCCACCCTGTTATCCCGCCCGATCCAATCGTCATGCCGTTCAAAGCGTTGGCTCCAAAATTACCGGATAGCGCCAGGATTCCGTTTGTGTAAATAGCAGAATTGGCACCCGACATCACGAAGTCATAAATAACCCAGGACGACACTGGAATAGCTCCGTCTGTCTGATAAACACCCGATTCGTTCACGATCAAATTAGCCGTGCTCTGTGTAGCAATCATCCAGACGGTAGGAGCACCGCTTGAGGTTGCTAAGTTCTGATTCTGGGCTGGCGTTGCTGAACCTGTATATCGCGCTACTATCAATAACTCCCACGGCTGAGTATTCGTTAGATTGTTGGAAAATAAGTAGGGCGGATAACTGCCAATGTTGTTGAATGTCAAAACATCATGACCGTTCAACCCTCCGATAGTTCTAAACGGGAAATAAGTGGTGTGGTATGTGTTAGTCGGTGGCCCCAAAGAATACTTGCCCATCAGATCGTCCAACCAACAGGTGTATGGGCCAGTTCCATTGGTGTGATAGGTTGAAGTTCCAGGCAGCCAGAACGACAATGCGGGATAGCCCACGAGATTGGTCACGTCGTTCAATCCGCCGCCCCCAGTAATCGGCCCCGGCGTCAACTGCCCAGTTAGATTCCCGTCATTGATCGTAAATTGCGCCCGACAGGATAGTGCCAATGCGACTGAAAAGGCGAACAAAATTGTTCTCATTACGGTATCAAAAGGTTGACCATGTTCGTCCGCAGTCCCGGCCTGATCTCCCAGGACACGCCCATCTCCTGTCCTGCCGGGATGGTCATGACATTGGTCGAGACACCGTTGGTCGGGAAGTGGCAGTAAGGCGGCGCGGTCCAGACGTGAGGACCAGTGTCGCTGTTGAGGTAGAACACGCTCAGGACATACCGATAACCCGAGACCAAGCCGCTGAACCCGGTCACTGTCATGTCAGCGTTGGTGGCGAAGTTCTGGTAGGGGATGGTCGCATCTACTACTACCCCGCTGGTTAAGTTCGTGGCATAAACAGCACGACTGGAGATGTTGGTGCTGATTAGGTTGGTCAAGCTCTCGGCATCGAATGTCCTATGCCTGCTTGCGGGGCTTCCACTCGTCTCAAGCAGATAACCACCCGCTTCATTCGTGGTGTAGTCGAACAGCGTGCCAATCGGGATTTGACCTCCACTAGTAACATTGCTTGCCGCCACACCTCCTGCTACGCCGTCAATGCTTACGTGCAAAGTAGGATTCGCACTAAACGGGTTCGTAACCTGATTGAGCGTGAGCGAGTTGCCCGAAATGCTGCTTACCAGTCCTGCCGTCAGGCTTGCAGCCGTTCCTGTTAAGCTCGTGCCAGGACCACTAAACCCACCCGCTGCCGTCACCGTCCCACCATAGTTCGCGCTCGCAGGACTAGTGAAGTTGCCATTGGCATCCGAAGTGTTCGTGTAGTTCGGCCCAATCAACGTAAGCGTCCCCGGCACGGTGCTGGTGACGTTGCCTGAGAAGGAGTACAATCCGTCAACAATCGTTGGCTTAGTGAAAATGTTGTTCGTGCCAGTGCCGCCGTTGGTGGAGATACCAGAGCCAGAACCAGACACTCCAGTTAATCCAGACCCGTCACCAACGAATGCTGTTGCATTGACTGTTCCTGGAATCGTAAGTGTTGGTAAGTTCGTCCCAAGCGGCAGTTTAAGCTGCATCCCCAATCTGGCCGTATCGTAATTCCGGTGCATGTTGGTTCCGGTGCCGACCGGCGTATTATCGAATGACGCATACCACTCAAGCAGCGCAGCCCCGCTGTTGTCATCATCAGCCCGGGCCAAGAATGACGGCTGAGTATGGTCGCTGGTGCTGCCCGACCCGGCGTAGAATGAGTTAGCCCAGTTATTAGTCGTCATCAAGAGCCGCCACTGCCATAATCCCTGAGAATCCCGCACGTTCCAGTTAGTCACTCCGCCCTTCACATATGGGGTATTTCCGTTAGACCACCACTCGTAGGGAGTTACGGATGAGCTTGGATAGCCCCACTGGATGCTCTCAAAGTAATGGCACTCGTTGCCCGCCGCCGCATCGAACACCATCTCAGGACAGTTCAGGTCTATCGAGTTTCCATGATGCGGCCAATACTGCATGTTGAAGAAGTAACCCAGAGGATTGTCTGAGTTCATCCAACGGAAGTTGCCGATGTTCGCAGCGTCCACCACGAATCCCAGTTCAAGCCAGTTTGTCGGTCCGCCGATTTCCGCCTCGTTGGTGACCAGCAGAAAGCTCGTCGTTGCGGACGCATCGTAAAAGCTCGTGTTGGTTCCGCTGCCGTTCGCGTTCGCAATGGCATTGGTTGCTGATCCGCCGCCTCCGGTGTTTCGCGTCGGCCACCATGCCGTGAAAGCACCAAAAGTTGGGTTAGTAGAGGCATTTAGTGCTCCACCCGAGTCCATATAGAGAAAAGAACCTTGGTCCTGGACATATGATGATAAATAATTAAGATAGCTAACACCATTAATATCAAATTCGGCGTCGTTATCTATCGTAACATCTCCAAAGAATTTAACATCGCCACCAACAGACTGAGGCAGACCGTTTGTATTCAGCCACGGTGGATTTTGTACAGATCCAGGCAAAACAGTAGCTGTAAACGATCCAAGAACTGTTAAATTTGATGTAGTTTGTCCATTGACTAAATTTGTAATGATGACATTAGTTTGTGTAACTGAAGTATAATTAGTATATGTAGTTTGATTGGTGCTGTGGATATAATGACTTAATGTATATGGGCTAACAAACGAATACTTATTGGACCCATACAATAAATCATTCAAACTCGCCGGTGGAAATACTGGATTCTCTACTTGTGCTAGCAGTAGAGTAGGCAGCCCAAATAAGAGAAACAGTAACTTTTTCATTGTGCGCTAGTCAGTGCCTTATTGCGGCGAAGAACAGTGATTCCAATTTGTGTTCCACCTGGGCTGTAGCAATATACAGCCATTCTAGTCTTTACATTAAGTGCAGCACCTGGAAAGAGAAAAGCATTAAAATTCTTGTCACTATCAGCAGCACGGCCATACGCCATATATGCTTTATTATCACCAGCATTGAAAAGCTCAATAGAGACGATATCGTCTGGCATTGAGTTAGTATCTGGAATAATTAAAGTGGATTCACTATCAGGAACAGTCTGTGCAGCAATTCCAGTGTCTACTACAGTTCGTTCAATCGAATCAAAAATCATATTTCCTTTCTAGGAAAAGGCAGCAGGTAGAAACCAATGAACTACCTGCTGCCCAAACTACCCTAACGCATCTACTGGATGATCCCGAATGTCAATCCAATAGTTCCGGAACCAGTATTCGTCACACAAATACCAGACCGAAATGTTCTGTTGATGCCCATGAAGGTTGTTGACGTATTCGTAGCTGTTGCAAGAGTCAACATAGGAGTCAGGACATTAGTTGAACCTGCAACATAGTTGCTTGTAACAGTCAACTCATTACCCATGTAGTTAGTCCCGTTATAGGTAACGCCATAATAGTTAGTGTATGTGTATACAACAGTACCAGTCGTAGGACTATACATACCGTTAGTATTTACAACACCATATGTATTATACGAATATCCACTATTTGTCTGCGTGATCCAATTGCCAGGTGAATCATACACAAGGCATGAACCAGCATTAGTTGTATCCGCTGACAGAAGTACATAAGATATAACGCCACCACCATTAAGGTTAGGAACGTTACACTTAGCCGCAGCAGCAAGATTAGTGCTATATGTCAGAACTCCAGCATACATTGTAAAGCCAGCAAAGAGACTGACACCAATTGAAATAAGCTTACGCATATTATTAGATCCTTTCTATTAGTGTTGAACAGCAGGACGGCTCCTACGAAGCAAGATCGGAAACGCATTACGACGTTCCCCTACTAGATAACCATGAGTGAGCTTGCTGATGAACTTCAGGTTTTCACCATAGACGTTCAATTCAGTAGTGCCATCAGGATTAGTGATCAACACTTGATCTGTTAGCCGCACTTCACCGTTCCACTTCATCGAATAGAACTTCTGTGCTGACATGTTCGTGGTTGCGAACTCCTTGGGCGGAGGTCCAACCTTAATCGTTCTCGCATAAGACTCACCACAGAGCCACGCAATTTCAAACGGCGCGCTAGTGAGGTTAGTCCAATACGGATTCGGCTTCCACTTATTGTCTGTCGGATCGAAGATTTCAGGATCTATTGGCATTCCAGCAGCCCAAAGAGTATTGCCATTCGCATCCTTAATATCAACAATGTTGAAGCGGATAGGATACTTCTTGATCTTACAAACAGTAGTGCCAAAGAGCGAACCCTTGAAGTCATTAAACAGCAAGTCCAAGTTCAGAGGCTTCAAAACAGCCACATCTGGATCGAACGTGAAGTTCATGAATGCTTCGGACGACAGATAGAGCCAGTAATGACCCTTAACTCCATCGTTATCCTTCGGCATATTCCTTACACCTTCCATCGGAGGCGCTGCTAAATCTTCCTGAAGATTCATTACAGCACGATAAAGATCGCGAAGTGTAAGACCCTGGAGAACACCATTATTGCCCTGAGCACCAGTAGTGAGTGCAACCAGCCATGCAGCCGTCTTAGATCCAGCCGCATTACCAGCACTATTACCCATTACTGTTGGAGCACCACCAACAAGTCCAGTGCCACAGAGATAAACATTGATGGCATTAAACCACATGTTTGTCTCGATAAACTGATTGTTGGAAATACTGATCTTCTCAACAATGTCCTTGTTAGCGAATTGAAGGTATGTTTCCCAGAAAGCCGTGAAAGAAGGCATGAAGTTAAACTGGAATGATTCATACTTATGAACCATCACAGCCGCCTCTTCCTTGCTTTCAGTGACTTGGTAGATATCCTTCTTAGCTACCTGCGTTACCGCATTAGGGAAGAAGAATGCTCGACCGACTGGCGAACGTTGAGGGGTAACACCACGCATGATGTTACCTTGATTAGTCTCCCAGTCGATCTTTCCGTATGCTTGATCAAACTCATTCCAGATAGGAAATTGCTTAACCTCGTTGTGAACAAGATAGAAAGGAAGTTGATTAAAGCGGTTGACGTCTTCCACAACCGCGTTTCCAAAGACGCTTGGAGCGTCATAGTATGACGGCATTTAACTGTCTTTCTCTTAGGCTACAAAGTAGCACAAATTGTTAATGTGAATGATTGGAAACCGTAGGCCAATCTCCTTCACATGCCCTTGTGCTAAAGTAGCTCAGAGTGACATGCCCTTGTCGTAGAAGCAACTAATTGATAGCAGGTTTCATGCCAAGTTTATTGCAAAGTAACGTGTGTCCAATACCTATTGTTTACAATACCCCATATAGATGCTTGGCTTATCTTAAAAATTCTAGCGAGTCTTCTTTGTGAATATTGACCAGTCAAGTGTTTGGCTCGTATCTCTTTTACAATATCTTCTGTAATAATAGAAGCACCGTTAAACTCACCTATAGCACACCTACCTTTAGTTACTTTGTCTGCTGTATTCTCTTGGCTAGTACCTAAAAATAAATGGCTAGGGTTAACACACAAAGGATTATCACATCTATGACAAACACACAACGACTGGTCAAAGTCTGGATGAACTAATAAATAGGCAAATCTATGGGCTAGTACCGGATAATTATTATAACAGTACTGCCCATAACGTTTATCAAATCTACCAAACTTCCAATTCCAACATTCCTCTTCAGTTCCTCGATCATATCGAGTATGAAACCAGATAATATCTCGTTTAGAAGGTGGTAACATCTTCATGATGGAAGTCCAGCCAATGAAAATTCTCTAACCTTCCCGACCGGCTCAACTTGTTTAGCTGGTTTTGTTTCACTTGATGGCTCGGCCCTTGCAACTTCCTCTTTCTTAATCGCCTCTGTCTGTTTCCCATTAAGTGCTTGGGCCAACTCAGCCGCTTGAATGCGTAATGCTACGAACAGGTCTGCGGCTGTTTCAGTGCCAGGATTGTTTCGGAGATATGGTGGAAACAGATCAATGAATGAGTTCCTTATTTGACCAACAGTCATTTCGCCAATACCATCAACCTGTATTGTATAGTCTAGAATCTTTGGATCAGAGACCCATCCAAATCGGCGAGCGCGTTCAGACTGAATCATCTGGAGATCGCTCTTAACACGATCTTGAAATGTCTTTTGAACCTGATTCAATGAACCCTGCTTCTGTTGCGCAACAGCAAAACAATTCTGCATTGCGGCTCTAACAGCTTCCTCCACCTGTTCATTGGGCTGTATTTCAGCACCCAACACAGGATTTCCCTTATCATCCCATCCAGTAATAGGCGTAATAGCTTCACCTTTCTTCACATTCGCCAATGCATCACGCCAATAATTGCCCTCCTTTACAGCAAACTGAATTGCTGTTTGTGTCTCGCGATATTCAGGTGACAGTGTATATGCATCTGGATGCTGTAGAAATGAAGCATCTTTGAGCGACGCTAGCTGTTTAATGAGATTTGAAGTAAAAGTAAATGCCTCATTGCTCATCTGTTTGAGATGAGTCTGTTCTTCTGGTGTAAATCCAGAATAGTCACGAGCTTTCTTCTCCTCTTTCCCAGGTGGAACAAAGAGCTTTACTTTCTCTTCACCTTTTGCGGCTTCCTTTTTTTCGCTTGCTGGAGGTTTGAGGATGGCATTTGGCTCTTCCTTCTTCTCTTCAACTACTTCTTCCTTCTTCTCTTTTGGAAGAAACTTACCATCTGGCCCACGCTCAGGAGTTTCTTTCTTTTCTTCAGCCTGTTCGACTGGTTTCGCCGTTTCAACTGGTTTGCTAATTCCACTCTTATCTTCTACTGTAACGCGTGTTGGATCACTTTCAGTGCTGATAGTTGGGTCCAACTTGAACTCCATCTTCGCGATTTCAGGCGGTGGTTCATGAGATACTTGTGGAGTAATTGACGGCGGATTAACTGTTTTCGGTGGTGTGAATGTCGGTTCGTAGGCCATAATGATTTACTTTCGTATTTGAGCCTTAAAAGTCTCGTAGTTGTTCATGAACTTGATAATAGTGTCAACATCTCGAATACCACTGGCAGATGATCGGAGTAAAATCTCATCACCAGTGGAAGCCGCAGCTGCTATCTTATCAACAAATGCTTGCTTGTGGTGTTCTAGAATCTTCATGAACTCACCTGTTATTGGGTGTAGACGCCACTGTTCGTATGCGTCAAATAGAATATCTTGTGGTTGTGCGCTCATTGTGGTTTTGCTCCCATCTGTTTCATTATACCTTCTAGTTTTTCTGCGCCAGCTTCAATTGCTGGTAATGCATGGATTTTACCTGTTTCACTAAACATTTCGGGCTTCTTTGACAAACTGATAATACTATCTGCCATCTGTTTCGCAAGCATAAGTCCTTGATTCATCATCTGTGCTTGCTGACTCTGTTGTTGTTGTTGCTGTTGCTGGAGTAGTTGAACATATCGTGCAGCACGATCAGGAAACATAAGTTCAAGTAGATCACTCAAGAACAGCACAGCACAAGCAGTATTCTGCACAACACCCCATGCTTGCATCATTGCTTGAATAAGCTGATTCTTCTGAATAACATCCACATCACCCGACGGCTTAACAGCAAATCGCCTTGCATACATTGCTTGAAGTGCTGGTGACACTTGAATCAACCCAGTTGCTACTCTAGACTTGATAATGTCGATCATCAGCCGATACATCTGAGTAAGAGCAATTGAGAATAGAACGACCTGTACTGTGCTCAATATTTGTTCTTCTTGCTTAGCTAGATTGACTTCGGCAGCCGTCTTACGACTATCTTTTCGATTAGTGGCAGCGAAGTTGACTTGGGAAGTCTCATTCTGATTGGCTGAAACAAGCATGTTAATGGCACTAAACATGCCAGGATCAGGTGCATCAATCTTAAAAGCAGTGATCTTTGAATTGACAACGCAGCCATTTCGGAAGAATATATTCTTTTGAAGCATTAAGTCATCGTTTGGATCACTTACATCTTTCGAGAAGTACATTCCACTAGCACGACGCGCCTGAGTGCAGGTAGAAGATATAAGACTAGAAACAGCCTCCTGCAAATCCTGGTCAAGAAAGACACGTCCCTTAAGTTGTGAAATAGTATCATTCTCACTAATGAGATATGGAAACAGAATATATGGAAAGTTCTTCTCATAATCATTTTCAGGTGGTGGAGGCATCTGTGGCATCATTGGCTGACCTTGCCCAAGCACCATTCCTGGTCCCATTGAATTAGCCGTTTGAGTTGGTTGACCTGGCTTCTTCCTGCCAATGAATAGTGGACGTGGAAGCCGAAGCCAATCATCGCATACCTCGGGACAGCCCCAACCAACGTGCACCACTCCATTCACTCTAAACATGAACTTGACAATCTTATAGAGTGACTTGTCTTTTATATCGGCTGACTCAATTGAAGCATTGGTCTCAGGATCTTTAGAAATGACCTTCTCAACTTGAACTCTAACAAAATTGTCTGGATTGTCAGTATCTAATGGATCGCCACAAAGAGCTAGTAACTTAGTCCGAGTAAAGTAATACATTCTCGCCGTAATTTCAACAGCTTGAATGTCTCGTGTGTCACTCGTAAAAGCGAAGTCTCCGAATTGGACAAACTCAGTTGCGAGTTCTCCTGGGTTACTTTGATCCATGACAATTTCCATGATACCATATCCATTAGCCTGGAATCCGTCGATATTGGCGAACATGGGTAATTGCCAGCCGTCGTATCGTAACTTGCTAGTAAGGTCATTTTCAAGAATTGATAAATCAAATGTTGGATCAGTAACGTCCTTAAGTATCACTGCTCTTGGTGACTGAGTAATGTATTGAACATAAGGTGACTGCTCACGACGGATGTTGGTATCACAGATGTGTTGTGGAATATACAATTCGTCTGGCTGCAATCGTCCAGCTTCACGCTCTGCTTCAATATCGACTTCTGCATACCGCAACTTTCGTGATTCTTCAGATTTATTCGTGAGGTCATCCAATAGAGTTTTTAAGTTCTTCAACTTGTCTTCCAACTTTTTATAGTCGGTAGAGTTGATATAATCAGTGCTCAGTCGGTCAAGCATAGTGCTATCCTCTTGGATGATGCTTGAAGTATTCCACCTGTCTAAGCCGTTTTACTGCACCGGCTTTTGTCTTGCTCTTACCTAGATTTTTACGGTGGCCGTGCTTATCTAGATGTTCTGACACTACTTGAAAGCCACCTACTGTCTTACGAATCATGGCATTCCTTCTGTGCTATATGCTTGAGGCACTTTGTCCTTGCCTTTACTCTCTTTAGCCATCTCAGCTTTTCGGTGCTCGCTCTCCTTGTCATCCACCAGACGTCTGATATGTCCAGTATGATGCTTTGTGGTAGCTTTCTGCACTAACGCATGAGCTTCACGTTGGAACTGTTCAGGAAGGATAACACCTTCATTACCGGAAGCCGCTTCTTCCTCTTGCTTAGCAGGTGATTCAGCTTGCTCGTCTTTGACTGTCTCGTTCTTTTCTTTCATAATATTAAAAGCCTCCTACAGAATATTTAGGCCCGCTGTAGGACCGAGTTGTGCACTTACTTCTTGGGAGGGACAACAGGAGTTGGAGCTTTGTAGAGAGCCTTTTTTACCAGTGACTGAGTACCAACTGTCACTTTGTCGTCATTGCTATTAAGCACACCATACGATTTACCTGTCTTTTCATCGACATACTCATTCATATGATTACTCATTGGAGCGACCGACTTTCCTTCTACATACCCGCATCGCGGGCAAGGTGTTTGTTCTGCCATAATGTTCTATCCTTTGTTCATTAGTACTTGTTTGTTTAGTTCATTAAGTTGATCCTGAATCTCGCTCCAGTCCTTCTGACCTGCATTGACTGTAAATACTCGATTATAATCCATTGATGATCCTCTAGCCCAGGATCGGAGGTCAAATGTTCTCACCTTTTCTGGCTTTGGTTCTTCACCCTCTAGAGTAGGCTTTCGTTCGTCTTTGTCATATTCTGAAACGTACGACTGTTTATAGTCTGTGAACGCAAGCACTACTGCATCAGCTCTGTCTGGCGAATGGTATCCACGAGACCTCATCTCAATCTTACTCAACAGCTGGTGGATAGCACCATCCATTATCTTATAGTATCTAGTGGAAAGCTGCTTTATCAATGAGACGTCGTCTGGAATAATTATCGGATCAGTTTTGATACAGTCGGCGAAGTGAAACCAAGACTGCGCCCCCCAATTTCGGTAAGTCTTTGGTCTAGAGGTTTTCGCTCTATTATCACAATATCGTATATTACTCCATCCTTGTCTACGCATTCTATCGAGCATTGGTTTGCCGATGCCGCCACAATCCGCGTAGATGAGAGCGTCTCTGTGAACAAGTCCATTATCTTTGAAAGCTTCATTTAGAAATGCTATAGTATCTTCGCTATTATCAAAGCGGAATGGAATCAACTTCAATATCCTATTCCCATTTCTCACAACCAACACAGTCTCATCACCACCATCGCTAAGATCTAATCCACCACGATTATGCGGCTCTGGAACCCAATCTTTTTCAGTCCTTTTGCTAGCGCGCCACACATATATAGATGGAATCACTACCATTTCACCAGTAGTGCCAAATTCGGCGAAGAACTGAGACTTAATAACTGAACTGTTTTCGCCGCCTGGAGTATTCCTTATAGTTCGCCGATAGTCTGATTCGGGGATATGTGGACA